TGTTTCCGCAAGATCATACTGGAATTCTGATTGTTTTTCTAATTCTTCAATTAAGGTTTTCGCAAAGACATCATCGACATCTGTTATCTCTGTTCTTCTTATGGTTTCTAGATCAAATGATTCTTGTTCTTCGCCAAATAATCTCTGAAGGGCATCAACTAATAATTCTTCTTCTGCTGTTACTAGAGTTTTAATTAATGCCTGTTCGACAAATTCCGTGACCAATTGAGTCAATACTTCTACTATTTCTGCTTCTTCGCCTAACAATCTATTAAATAAATCATCGACAGTTTGCAATCCGACAGATCGTATCGTAGATAAGGATAATGATTCTGGAGCAGTTATAGGTTGGAATGATTGTAACGATTGATCTACAATATCAATTAGTTCGTCAATTGGTTGAGGATCTTGTACATCAATGATCTCGCTCAATTCTTGAAGAACATTATCACTTATCTCTGTAGATTCTAAGAAATCCGCAAAGGCCTGTTGCGATAGATCCGGATCGTCTGAACTTTCTCCAAGTTGTTGTTGGATTGATTGTAATAATTCTTTCGTTTCTATTAGTGTTTGTTCTCTTCCTTCCAGAGTTTCTGATACTTCTGTTGTTTCTGGGGCCTCTGTAGTTTCTGTTATCTCAGAAAACAACTCATTCAATCTAGTGGTGAATGATTCCTTTAATTGTTCAGAAGTATTCTCTACATCAGTTAATAAAGTTTCTTCGGAGTCTGAAGTGAATTGTTGGAGTAGTGTATCGTCATTTAAAATATCTTCTACAATATTTCTAGAAGTGTCATTTATTATTTCTCGGAAACTATCGAATATTTGACCTATCGAACTTAAATCTATTTCGCCCGAAGTATCAGTATCTACAAATCCAGCTTTCTGTAAAACTTCTAATATTAGATCTGGTTCTATTTGATTTATCGGAGAAGTCGCGGAACCTCTATTTGCAGAAATCGCGTCGGATAAACTAGAGGCAACAATAGAAGTAAGAATTTCTGATATTCTTGTATTTTCGTCGTTAGATTGACTAGAGAATTTCGCTGGTTCATTTGCGAGAGGATCATTTATCTCGACACTCCAAGAAAAAGTGTCTGCGACTTCGTAAATAAATCCAGATACTCTTTCAAGAACTTGAACTTCGTATGCGACAGGCTGATTTATTACTTGATGATTGACTTCTAATCTTAGTCTATCACCATTCTGAACTGATACTACATTTCCCCAGAAAATGTCATCCACATACATGAACGCACTTAAGGATACGAGTACAATAATATCATCTAATCCAGAGATGACAATTTCATTTGAACCAACTGATTGTGGTTGAGCATTTAGTTGGGTTTCAACATAATCCTCAAATAAAAATATTGTTTTATAATCTGGCATTAGGTTCTCTGGATATAAAAAAAGGAGACATAGGCCTCCTTTTATTTATGACGATTTATTGAGGTCTAAGTCCTAACAACAAAATCCGAATAGATAGGATTGATAGGGCCACCTCTTACTAGAACAAATATTCTCATACCGTTTCCATAACTCTGCGTAGATTGCATACCTACATAAGATCTGGATGCAGAACTTGATGAAGTATCTGTTCCGGTGTGCCAAGAATATATGTCTCTGTAGTTAAGAACATCTCCATTTACGGAAGTATAGTCTCCAGCAGACGATGCGCTAGGCGCAACACCAACGCCGTTATCAAGACTAAATGAACCAGTGATATCACTCGCAAGACTTACTTGTTTCCCGTCTAGATCGTATTTTGGAGACGCTACAGTACCAATACTAGTGAAACCTCCGAGCGTCGATGAACTAGCACCAGAATAACATATCAAATCCATTTCGGAGTTTGGATAGATAAACTTCTGTGTTGTCAAAGGAGAAGGGAATGTGAACACAAACGTCTTATCCTGAGTGATTGATAATTGTTCCTGTGGATTGATAATCGCTGGACTATCTATCTGAGGAATAACAGCAGAGACATGGAAGTCCCATGGCTTCAATACATCACTTTCGCGAACAACAAATCGATATATCGCAATAGTGTCTTTGTGTAAGTTAGACCAAGCACTAGGAATATCTCTATCTTCTGGTATTTCTAACAAGTAAGTTGCAGAAGCGGAATCCGTTTCTTCTGAAGAGTTATAGTTCTCATAAGAGAATTTCAGTTGTTCTCCATTTACCAATTCGTTCTTGACGTATATTGTATCTTGTGCGACAGAATATACATATTCGTTTTGTGCGCTGAGAGTTATGTCTCGGAAAGATACATCTCCATCAGATGTGATAATGTATCCAGAAGGATATGGAGAAGAACTAATCTCTACGCCATTTACAAATACATCCAGTCTGTTCACTTCGTATAATGGTTTAATTTGTGCAGTGGGCCTTATCTGAGAAGTTCCTCCAAACGGATTGATGTACTGTCCTTGATAACCAGCACCATTCCAGACATACAACAAGATAACCTTTGTATTTTCTGGACTGAAGTAAGAACGGACTTCTAGAACATCGCTACTGGATAATTGTCCAGTTACTGTTTCGTCGTAACTAAATCTCGGCAGAGCACTCGTTGTTGCTGCAACCGTATCTATAGAAACCGTTACATCTCCTGATTGACCTACAGAAGCAGCTTCTAGAACAATACTTCCAGCAGGAGAAAATGGAACTGATTCGCTGACCTTGACGGTTTCGGTAATAGTAAATTCTCCTAACGCACTGATACTAACACCAGTTGCAGTTCTGTTTCCGCCGTCGAAGATTATATCCGCAGCTGCCTGAGTTCCAAGAGTATAATTAGATAAAGTTACAGTAAAAGAAAACTCTTGAGATATTTGATATTGAGAACTTGGTATCAACGCACCGTTCTTTAGTACTCTTTGTGCGACAACTGAATTTCCTGCTGCGTCATACCATCCATGTCTTCCCAATTGTAGAGAAGTCGCAAGAACCGCGCCTGGCATATTTGGGCCTTCTACTAAATCTGAAATGTACATACTGGGAACAATATTTTCTGTATCCAGAGTCTTGAACTGCAGATACCAATAATCGTCAGTTTCTTTTACAACCTCGTAATCAAGACCTTCTGTCAGGGTTGCAACTCTATTACTTCCACCAGTGGCAACGTCTAACGCTTGAACTTGATATGGGGCAAGACCGGACTCGGATGGCCCAAGTTGTTCTTGTCGAGACAGACTCAGAGTGTTCAATTTCTTAGGAACATATCTAAGACCATCTGGGTTTGACAACTGAATACCGGCAGTCGCTGCAGTTGCATAAGAGACGATTGCAAATTCTTGATCCGCTGCTTCTATTGCGTCTGTAGGAACATTAACAGATGGTGTTCCAGATTGAGCATAAGGATAACCCAACATATCTCCCGCAGTACTTAATCCAGTATCTGGTGGCATAAGTCTGTTGTAGACACCCTTTGTCGTATAGTTTGATCCAAGAGGGAGTTGATAGTTACCAGCACCAAGAGCATAGTCTGCGATATTTTTCTCATGAATTGGATCGTAACTAACAGGGGGAGTTCTATAACTCGTTCCTCTGTAGTATGCGGTTCCTGCATTTGATACTGCGACTGGTTCTTTGTCCGTTATGATAGAAAACTGTATCGGAGTCTCTGGTGTTAACTGAGTTCCGTCCGTCTTGAATATAGGCCCAAGATCTGTTGTTTCGATGACCGTCTTTCCACTGGCAAAGGTTTGAGATGAATATGAAGCAAAGAACCCCATATTAAAATCAGACGCCTCTGTGGGGCGTTTAGACGGTGCATACACGCAATGAACTGGAGACTTACCATCTTCTAAGTCAATCTTACCGGAGATATTATTAACGTGTCTCTGAACTACAAACCATGCGTAGTCATCATCTGACACTGAAGCTTGATCTTGAATAAAGAATGCGGTTCCATGATCCGAACAAGTGAGACGATATGATATGGGATAACTTCCAGCAATATTTCCATCAGTCTTTCCCTGCCTTCTATAGAAACCAGATTTTGCTTTGTTTCCTCTCTCATCAAACTTGTAATACACATCGGAAAGTTCGCCCGGACTTCTTGTTGGGCCAGATTCGATACCATCTCTTCCGACAGTTTCTGACAATGTTCCGTCATCAAGAATCTGAAACTTAGTTCCAATATTTACATGAATATATTCATCTCTAGAGTCATAGAAAAATCTCATTCTCCATTTCTGTGGAGTTCTATTTTCCTGAGCAACCTGAGAGGCGACTGCAGTAGTAGGAACAAATGTATTAGATGAGTCGATATCTTTCAATGAAGAAAGAATATCTGTTCCTTTTTCTGATTCTACTACAAATACTGATCCAACTCTTCGAATACAATCCATGACTGAAGTATGATCTTGTTGACCATCAAAATCTATTGGAGGATTTGTGATGTCATAATCTTGTACTCTTGGGTATATTATATTATATGGCTGTGGTTCGACATCAGCACTAGGAATTACTAACATCCACTCTCCCTCGTTATAAGAGGTAGTGGAAGAATCTGATTTGACTTTAAGAACTGTTATGTCTGCGATATTATTAGTTACCGAATCGACCAGAAAGACACCAGTTCCATACTTTTCTTTTATTCTCTTTCCTGTATCGGATGGATCAAAATTAACTGATGCCCCAGAAGAATCTGTTAGTGTAATTGTGCCAGATTGATCAACGCTATTTACTGCAATATCAACCGCTGCGACAGATTTCTTTTGTTGATTAGATGACCATGCTTCAGAAAAATCATTTCGATATGGATGTAGCGTTAAATCTTTCGCAAGAATTTGAAGAATTCCAGAAGGATCCGCGTTCCCTGAGTTTACTACAGGGAAATACTGAACTACTATTTTTAGACCTGACGCTGGAGCGGTTTTAAATGTTATAGTTCCATTATCACTATCGTCTGAAGTTTGCGGAGGTGTATAATAGAACTCTCCATTATTCGCAAAGGTCGAATCTCCAGTAATATTATCTAAACTATACTCTGGCCCATTAACAGAAACTTGGAACACGCGAAACTGCTGAACATCCGATAGGTTCAGATTAGGTCTTTTACCTTCCTCAGAAAATACTGGAAACGATGTTGATGTTCCATCCCCTTGTAATAGGTGAGTAAAATAAGGAGGTTGAACAGTAAGTATTTCATTTCTTTGTACTGAAAATCCGGAAGACTTAAATGGATAATTCAAAGTCGAAGACATACTTTCCTCTTTATATTATTTATGAGATATTACGAATGCGAAACTCCTTATGTTGGAGCTTCACCTTCGGTAACATCACTATAACGTACACTAGAACCAGTAACTTGTAAGAATACTCTCATACCATTACCATTTGGTTCTGTACTCATCATACCTTCGTACTTCCTCTTATTCTTCTTCCAGATGTACTGTCGATTGTCTGGCCCGGTATGCGCCGCAAACCTAAATGGCCCAGCACTATCGGAAATTCCAGTAGGATTGATACCTTCTAAATTAGCGCCAACAAATAGAGTTCCGTTCTTTCCATCTGAGTCAGAATACTTGTCAATTTCAATATGACCAGCCTGTGTAGAGAAGTCAGCAGAAGAAATTGCAATCAAGTCTAATTCACTTCTAGGATAATAGAATCTTTGAGAAGTCAACTGAGTTGGGAAACTAAATACGAAATCCCTATCCTGAGTGATTGACAACTGTTCTTGTGGGTTGATAATTGAGTTAGAATCTGCTTCATGCATTGTTGCAGAAGTATGATAATCCCAAGGTTTCAGCACATCACTTTCTCTTACGACAAACCTGTTGATAGTCTTAACAGAGTTTTGGTTACGATCCGGAAGATCTCTATCCGGCGGAACTGTCACAATGTATGTGGTCTGTGATGGAGTAGATGAGTTATAATTCACCAACTTCATAGAGAATGAAGAACCTGATCGTGGAGTATCTCTAAAGTAGAGAGTCTGGTTGAAGAAGTCATACAGATACCTGTTAGGCCCTGCAGTCAAGTTCAACTGAGATGTTCCGTAATCTGAGAAGATTGGGTCGCCTGGCAACTTACCTCTCAACCCAACAGAATCTGTGGAAGTTACTAAAAAGTCTGATGGAGTTAGTGCTTGTATATTAGTTACAAATGTTGCGTCAAACGGATCTCCAGATCCGGTAGAACTCTTACTTTCGTTTGTTGTTCCGCCAGGGCCGCCGCTGAGTCCGGTGACAAAGGATAGAGTATCACCTGCAGCATTTTCCGGCAACTTAAAGTTGGTTCCAAATGCATCTACTCCAGCATTATCAAGACCCTCTAAGAATCTTTGTACTGTTGCGGGATCTCCATTTCGTACCCATTCGTCATATGTAAGAACATATGCGTTGGGATCTCGTAGAATTTCTACGCCGTCAAGAGCAACTACCAAACTTTCAAATACCTTTTCTCTGTTTGCGGATACTTCATTAAAGAGAATATCTAATAGTGCATAAGACGGATCGTCCCAGTCGCCCAATGTAAGGGGATCTTGACCCGCCGTTTGATTTGTCGCGTCATCAAATGATGATACAGAACTTATTTCAGAAACTGGAAATGTTACATTACCAGAAAGTTGAGTACCTAATTGCTGGCCAGGGTTTGTCTGCCAACTTGCTCCTGCCTGCGCCCCAACCTGTAATGGTGTGGTTGAAGATGCCACAGGATAACTTGCGCCGCTGGTAACATTACCGATATTAGTAAACCTACCTGATCGTCCTAGTGCTCCAAATCCTAAAATACTTAGTTCAGATACTTTATCTCCACCAGAATTCCAGTAAGTGGTTGCAACCGCATCACTGACATCCGCACCACCGATAAAACCAACATCCAGTTCATCTTTATATATTGGTGTGCCTGGCGTTGCCTGGGGAATAGCGTATGTTCCTGTGAAGTCGATTGCGTTTACAAAGTCGTTAAAGAAACTCTGGTCTCTGTTTACAAAGATTGTAGGAGCTTCTGTTTCTAATTCTCTACCAAAACTATCAAATATGTTTCTTGGTTTAGAAAGATCCGCGACATCTTGTGTTGAGTAGTATGTGTTCAAGTCACTAATTTCTACTGGTCGTTTTGTTGGTGAGTATACACAGTGTACTGGAGACTTACCAGAGAATTCTGGTTGTCCTGTAGACTGGTCAACGTGACGTTGTACAACAAACCATGCATAGTCATCATCTTGGTCTACTGATGCTTGATCAAATACGAACAGTCCCATACCGTGGTCGGTTACTGTCATTCTATATGACATCGGATATGAACGTGCTACTTCATCTTCACTCTTAGATACTCTAGTAAAGAATTGTGACTTTGCCTTTTGGATTCTGGTGACAACGCCTCGACCAATGCTTGGTTCTTGGTAAACGTCACACAATTCGCCCGGCTCTCTGTAGATGGGATATTTCGCACCATCTCTTCCTTGACCTTGTGTAATTGTCATGTCATCAAGGAGTTGATATTCTGTTGCGACATTGACCTTAATCTGAGAACCATCACCACTGTATTCAAAACGAATTCTCCAGTTTTGTGGTTTGGTCTTATTTGATGTTGGATCGGTAGAGATCGGAGTCAATTCGTCATCTGATAGCAAGTCAGTTCCTCTTGCGGATTCTACAAGAAATTTTGTAGTGACTTGTTTCAGTGCAGCAAGAACATCTTCTTTGGAATTACTTACTGGTTTGGGGTGAATCAGATTAAACGCAGGGATAAACTGTTCGTCATCTTTGAATTCTAGTAGGAACAGATCTCCTGACTTGATAAAATCTAAGTCTGCAGATTGAGTTTTACCAGTGTTAAGTCCAGTCGCAACCGGATTATCTGGATCGGTATCATCGACAAGATCAGAAAATAATATAGTTGCTCTATTTCCAGAAGACGGGTTGGTATATGTGATTTGTCCACCGTCAGGATCGAATGGCCCAAACTTTGCACCAAATGGAACTGCGAGTGAATGCTTCCAGTGAAAACCTACAATAACTTCGACGGAACTTGCGTCAGATACCCAGTTGAATTCAGAAGAAGCAACCAATAACTTAATGGTTACAGAACGATCTGAGTTTTGTTCAACAGACCAGTATTCATCTTGGATAACTCTTCCTGCAATAGATACTCGGAATTCTCCGTCTCCTAAATCAGCAATAGAAAATGGGAAATCACTAGTTAATGTTTTTGGAGTAATGTTGGATGGATCTGAGTCCGATATATCTACAGCCGAATATGTTACTGCGTGTTCTCTAATAAGTTTGTAAACCGCATTAGGAGTTCTTGCCGTTTTTCTAGCATCCTCAATCGCTTGAGCAGTGTTAGTTGCTGGGTTCTCACTAAAGTCATCACTAAAAGACTCTGAAAGTCCAATTGGACTAGCGGAACCCATATACTTGAATATTTCTGGAGAATCATAAGGATGGATACACATATCACTTGCAAGTTGGAAAAGAAGTCCGCCTCTGGAACCAGTCCATTGAGTTTCATGTTCTTGATATGTAATCTCTAAGATTTCGTTACCTGATGGAGTATACTCTGGTGCGAATTCAATGCCTCCGAATACGCCAAGACTCTGATCGAACTTTACTGCGCCCAATCCAGAAACAGTATCTCCTTCTGCATAGGTTTCCGTAGAAGAATCCCAAATTGCTTGGTCAGTCTTACCAGAAGCAGTACCGTTCTGTGCAGAAGAGTTTCCTCCATTTGCAACAGAGCCCGGAGCAATTGTTCTATCTAGGTCATAACGAACACCACCAACTTTGATGCTCCACTCCCAATCTTTACTTGTGAAATCAATCTTAGACCTCAAGAAAAACTGGTTCTTTGTACCTTCAGCAGAATGGGTTTCATATTGCTGACGATGAGGTATATTAATGATTTCATTTCTTTGAATACTATATCCACTTGCAACAGGCATTATTTTCTCCTTTGAGACATATTTTACTTATCTGACTATTTATAAAACTTTTTTCATCACTTAAATTAAGTTTGCGGAAGTATCTGTTCCAATGTTAACATCACTGTTAAAGATGTGTCTTCCGTTCACTAATAACATAATTCTCATGCCGTTTCCGTTGGCAAGAGTTGACCTCATTCCCTGATATCTTCTATTGTCTGCGTTTCCAGAAGGAAGATATGTATTCATAGGAACATTACTTCCTTCAGCCACAACCTCCGCAGAAGAAAAACATATGAGGTCTATTTCTTCTTTCGGATACATAAATCTTTGCGTTGTCAAACCAGTCGGGAATGTAATTACAAATCTATTGTCGTTAGTTATTGCTAACTGTTCTAGAGGATTTATAATCGCATTGCTGTCGGTCTGATGTTTAGTCGCAAGTTTATGAACATCCCAAGGTTTTAATATATCAAATTCTCTCGCAACAAATCGCCAGATAAGTTTTGCAGTAAATTCGTCTGCAAGAGAATCTTCTCTATCGTATGGACTCAGAATATAAAAACTATCATTATTTAAATTATCAACAGAATAACTGTTACCTTCGTTATCGAAAACAGTATTCACTGTGGTTTCTGCGGTTTGTAGATTCGCAGCACTCTCAGAGAAGTATACACCGAAATCTCTCGCATATACACTTTCTCTAGAACAAGAATAAAGAACATGAACTGGGTATCTTGAGGCCTCATCTGTTGGTGCTGTACCTTCTACATTATCTACGGTTCTTTGTACGCAAGTCCAAGCGTAATCGTCTGACTGATCACTGGCTGCATCGTCAAAGATATAGAAAACAAATCCTCTTTCTGTCATAGTCAAACGATATGACATGGGATACGTTCCCTCAAGATTAGTTCCGATCTTTGGAAATCTCTTGAACCAACCTTTTCCTTTTCTCTTATTTCTAAATCTCTTACTTCTATTTATTTCGGTAGTAACAAGAGTTAGAGCGAGGGTAAGGCTACTATCTGCACCAGTTACTGTTTCTCCTTCAACAAAAGGAATACTATTCCAATTAGAAAATGTAATGCTCTGTGTAGTAGATGCGGTAGAACAACTATGAACGGTTGCTGATGCTCCTCCTGCTCCAGTAATAACTTCTCCGACGGTATATTTGTTCACACCATCATAAGGCAATATTAATGATTGTGCAGGAATTGTGACATCTTCGAAGTGTAAATCAACTAGTTCGCCCGGAGTCCGAACTACAGAAGTTGTAAGAGTAGATCCATTTTCCAGAGTGATCAATCCATCATTTCCTGATATAGACTCTAACACACTGCCGTCATTCAGAAGTTGATTGGATGTCCCTATGTTTATTTTCAACCAACCGTACATACAGTTTGGTATTCCTTCTGATTCTGTCCAAGATCCATTAAATGTATATCCAACGTGTACGAGATTATTATCCGAATCTTTAGAGTTCTGAAGAAGATGTTGAGATTCTGAAGTTTCGTTGATATTCGCACCAGAAACATATTGCGCCTTGCCCATAGATCTCAATTTTAAATTAAGTTGATAAAGTTCTCTCTTATATTCTGTATCTGTGGTATTCAATCTTGGCCTTTCGTCAAACTCAAATCTTACTCTATATGACTGATCAACACCCCTAGAAACCGCTCCACGATTTGGAAGAATTTCGTTGGTTGTTTCTAACAACATAACGTGTTGACGTTGATTGCCTAATGGCCCAAAGTTAGCCTGACCAGAATATGGTTGTGAATTCAAATTAAGTTGATTGAAAAATTTTTTAGTAATATCGGTGGCAGAATTATCCCCTACTCCGACTAATTGTATTTTATTATCTGGAGTAGTTTCTCCGTTATACAATTGCCATGATGCAGTCATATCAGATGCAAGAGTCATCATCAGCCCAACACCAGAAACCGCGCCGGTGCTGTCAATTCCTCCAGTATCTGTGAGTTTAGTGAATCCAGACCTTGCCACGGATATTCCATAGTTAGGTAAATCACTTATACTGTTTATTAATTTTACTGCCATAATATATCTCTAACTTGGTTTAGTTCGAAGGCTGGCACTGGTGCTGGAACCACCGCCGGTCTGAACGCCTCCGGTGAATTCGCCACCACCAACTGTTACATTAGGATCTTGATACACATCCAAGAGAGTAGTCCATTCCGATACTATTGATTGATCTGCAACTTTTCTAAGTCTAAATTTAATTGTACTCTGAGACTCAGAATTGGCTATTAAGGAAAATTTTCTGAGTGACCCCAACGATTTAAAGTCACCAATGGGGCCCCCGGGCTTATACCCCGACTCATGTGTTGCACTAATTTCATACTTCTCTCCTACGAGGGAATTCGTTTGCTCGTGCCACCTGTATGAAAAATATACAACATTTCCAGTTTCATTACTTGCTATTTGAGTTAAATCATCCCCCGCCAAGATCTTCCCTCCATCACTAACAGCATTAAGTGTTATAGTTCCATTGGATTCAAACGAAATTTCCAATCTTCCCTGAGTCCCATAGTATCTGAATTGAAGATGGCCTAGATCGTCCGGAATGACATCTGCCGTATCTAGTGGTTCTACCACCTGTACTTCTGGAACAGCATTATCATCAGTAGTATCTTCTATAACAGTATTTGCTGGTGGTTGTGGAGAATTCGCTCGCCATCTAGTATATGTTGACAAATCTTCAGTATTTCCAAATGCAGTTTGTGGAAAATTGGTATAATTTACTCTGCTAGTTGCAGAGAAAGAATCTCCAGCAACTTTATCAATATACTGACTTTCTGTTAACAAACAGAAATTAACCTTTTGCATAGATCGGATATCAGAAAAATTAAACTGAGACGCCGGAGAATTTCCAGTTTGGTCTGTTGAATATATTTGGACAAATGATATATCTTTATCAGTCCAATCGCTTACTTTGGCCATCATTGTAACTGAAATCTGACAATTAAATGAAGACTGATCAAATACAGTATCATTATTACTAAAATTTTCCCAATAATTTCTCGTATTATCCCTGTCCCCTCTCTTGGTATCTAAACCACTGTCGTTGGCGATAGGTATGACTCTTCCACTTTTGGAATTTATATCTCTGCCACTGAATTGTCCAAACATAGGAGTAACATCATTATCAAAGAGTTGTGGATTGCTGCCCGCATAGTCTGCGAGGTCATATGACCCCTGATTATATGTTTTTGCGCCTATAGTTATATTTCTTTGAGTGTTGCTATTGGGAATCAAATAAACATGAGATTTCTTGATATCATCTCTTACTCTAAGGAGATCAGAACTAGTATGAGAAGTAGTAAGTAATCCTCCATTTGAAGTAGTGCCTGCAGTTGTAAAGAAAAACATATTGTTGATTGCGTTGTCGCCAGATCTTCCAAGAGAATATGTTTGAAAAGTAACAGTAAGGGGGAAATAACCATTAACAACACTTGAGTCGGAAATTAACGTATAATATTTTCCTCCATGTTTATAAACCGGACTAGCCATATAGTTCGCTTCGAATTCAGAGTTGCTCTTATTAGTTCCAGATTTAGATCTCATACCACTAAGAGTTGGACATTTAATTTTATTAATTTCCCATCCGTTTATTTGGAAGTAACAATTTCCTGTCTGATTTCTCCATTGATTGTAGGACAACCAATTTTTTCTCAAATCCGTATTATAATTCGTAGAACTAGGTAAAGAAACTTGAACAATATCTTTTGCCCACACCAAATCACTGCCGGAATAAACTTTAGATATTGAATCTCTTCCGACATAAATTTCCTTTAGGTCACTGAATGTGCCATTAGAATTTGGTACTTGTATGGGCATAATTTACTACTCTTTGATGAAGTAAATGGTGTTTGCATCTGGAGAAGAAGGCAGAGAACTCCTTACATCTATCTTTTTACCGCCCCAAGTACTATCATCGGGATTTCTCCATGCAGGGGTGCCACTGGAGTTAGTTTTCCAAACTTTATTATATTGGCCACTGCCGGAAGCAACATAACCTTCTCTGGCATTTGTATTCGAATGCCAAGTATTGGTATTCACTATACTATTACTTATTACTGTTCCAATTATATTAATTCCAGTTCCAGCAGTATATGTAGTATCTGTGTTTGTAAATGATGGGCTGTATGATGTAGTAGTCCCATCCCTGTCAGTTAATGTTAGAGTGTTTCCACTCTTGGACGCTGATGCAACATATTGCTCTGGATGTGTGTCGGAGAAGTTTATGTACAGACTAGACGGTCTTCCTTCTTGTCCTAAAGTAAGAGTAGAAACTTTTACTTTTTGTGGAGATGAATCAATTCTTCCACTCAAAGAAATGACGGAACCATCTGGAAGATTTGAAGTTCCTATTTTGCCGAGGCTTATATTATTATTGCTGTCAATACTCAGCGGAGAAGATGCTGTGTATGTGGTATCATCATCAGTAAATGACGGAGTGTATGATGTAGTAGTCCCATCCCTGTCAGTTAATGTTAGAGTGTTTCCACTCTTGGACGCTGATGCAACATATTGCTCTGGATGTGTATCCGAGAAGTTTAGGTATAGATGGGTCGGTCTTCCTTCTTGTCCTAAAGTAAGAGTAGAAACTCTTACTTTCTGTGGAGATGAATCAATTTTTCCGCTTAGAGAAATAACAGAACCATCTGGAAGATTTGCAGCAGTTAATTTGTCGGAGTTCTTTAAGAAGTATTCCGAACTTGTACCGTTACTGAATTCATTTAAGTTTGTTGGAACATTTGTGGAATCCAAATCATCATAGTCTCCACTCAGAGCCACGGGATGAAGTGTTGTGGGGTCAAAGTTATATCCAGCCTTCGCCTGAATTACCCCTATTTGAGTTTCATTTTCTTTGACCTCAGTATCCAGTGAAGAAACTGCATCACGGACATTCTGAGAATTTATGTAATTAGTTCCAGAATAACTATGAGTATCTCCTATAGTTGCACCCAAAAATGAAGTAATAGTCGTTGCAATATTATTTAATCGATTATTGTGATCTGTAAGTTCTGTGTCATTTGAAGATATTTGTTGTTGTAGGATAGTGTCTGCCTGTGATAGAGTGCTCGCACCAGAAATTGTTCCAATATATTCTCCAGAACCGCCAAGGCCTGCGCCTGTTTGAGTTGCATCTAGTTCATTCTGAATTCTATTGGCATATGCATTTAGATTTGCGATTGCATTTGCACTGGAGTATACTTGACTATCTAGTGCCCCCAACGAGGTCTTCACCGTACTGGAAATATAATTTCCAGACAATGATATAGTTCCATTTGCTTCTGTTCCTATAGAACTTTGTGTTGTGTCTAGTTCTTGTTGAGTTGCATCCAGAGATTGATCTAATTTCTTATCCGCATCCGCAAGATTAGAAGCAGATCCAATATATCTAAGGCTGGACTGTTGAATATATCCACCAGAACCAGTAAGACCAGAAGAAACTTCAATGGTATCAATAGCACTCTGTAGAGTATTGTCTGATGTGGTTCTTGATGATGCTTCGTTTGCAACTTGGGTGTCAGTATAATTTGTAGATGTTGTATACAAATTATTCATGGCAGTAGAGAGGTTGGAGGCACTCGTAAATGCGGAACTCAGAGAGGCAACATCTCCAATGTTTGCAGTATTAGTGTCTGTTTCGCTATGAATTTCGTTAAACGCACCTACGACAGTTTTATTGTTGGTATTTAGTCCTGCGAAATCTCCCAAGAGTGATGCCACATAAAGAGTATGCGAATTTAACTCATTGGTTTTATTCTTCCAAGTATCAAAGGTATCAGTCCTTAATACATTGTTTGTTGATGGATAATTAAATGTTGCCATGTTGTTTGCTCTCTAAAATTTTATTCAGAAGTACCTTTATTTCTGTTAACTCAGTCTTAAGACCTTCTATTTCCCTCTCTTGCGTCTCAATCTTTTTCAATTTCTTTATGTACTTAACATACGCACCATTATCAAAATTTATTATAGCTCCAGAGTTTGGATCTCTTCTCAGAGTTCTGTCTTCTTTTACTATCAAATACTCTTTAATATCTTTCATGAATATTTATACTAGTTCGCAAGAGCGATAATTCTTAAATCTTTCAATCTAGGCGGCATTGCAGAATTCTTAGTTCGCAACACAACCTTTATTCCAAATGATGAAAACTCACTCAATCCTTTGACATCATAATCAAATTCTGTGAATTGGTTTATACCAGTAGCCGATTGAGCATATCCCTCCGGCCTTTCGATAAAGTCATAGTTCAATTTTCTATACTCTTGACTATCACTCGTTTTTATCTTATAATACAGGTCAACGTCTGCATCTTGTGGTCGATGCATCGAAAGAACAATTTTGAATGATGTCGCCGGTTGATTTAATTGTATTTCCTTTGTGATATACTTGGACTCCGTAGTCCCTCCGGTATTATTTCTTTCTGATATGAAGTTGACATAATTAGAAGAAGTATCTGTAGAGTTTCCTTGCGAATCTGTCGTTGTGGTAAATATCGGGTAGTTTACTACATTGGATATCAAAGTAGAACTAATTCTCTGAGTATCTATTACTGGAGATATATTATCCTGAGTAGAAGATAATGTCAACTTATAAACTAAAGATTTTTTCTCAAAGTTGCTACTACCAGTTCCGAAGTTATTCTCGTTGTAAGAAGAATAAACTGATCTGGGGGTATCGAAGGCAATATCTTTATTTGGAACAAAGTTAGTCCAAGAACTATCCTTGACTCCAGTTATCATATCTGAGTCCTGTGATAACCCACTAGTTGTCTTCAGTGCGTAAGTTACATTTGTCTGTGGTAGTTGTAGAGATTGAATCGTAGGAACCAATACATCAAACTTAGAGTTGACTTCGGCAGTAACTTTACCCGTTGCATCCGCAGAAGGATTAAATCTTCCAGAAGAAGCGAGAGTAGCAGCCTTTGATGTCCCTGCCACGTTATTTCCGCCAACATACCGGACATTAGTCATCAATATGTCAAATGTATGCAAAGTAGTTGCAACTACTTCATGAGTTCCATTTAATTCTGAACCCAACCAAGCATTACTTGCGTCATCTCCGCCGTATCTTGCGTTTGAATTTAGTCCCGCAATAGTAACATAATAATGAGTATTCTGTGCGGTAGATGGAATTAGATCGTGATTGCGAACATGGAACCGAACAACATCCTGACCAGCAAAGGTCTCAATAGAAGAGGGCCCAAGTTTTACTTCGTTCGCGGCAAACCCAAGTTTGTCTGTGCTACTATTTTCAAAATACAACGAAGAACTTACGTTGGTGTCGAATTGAGCCCTAAACAATGTAAACTTCATGTCTTCCATTTGTTCTGGAGCCCAAGAGGTCGATGCCGCCTTATAGAATACTCCACTATATGGTTGTTTGCTGATAGTTCCAGTTCCATCCAAAGAGTTTTCACCAAGTCTTGCGACATGGACGCTGTAGTCCTGAGAATCCGCAAGAACGACCATCGCGTATTCTACGCCCTGTTCTATATAAACTGGTGCGTCAAATAAGAAGTTTGTTGCGAGGTTTCCATTTGAAGATGTCAATACATTAGAAGGATATAACGTCTTTCTAGTAAGAACGGTCTTGCCTGGATAACCACCAACTGTATTTCTTAGTTCTACACTTACAGGTATGACGGAATCTTTCGATGAGAAGAAGATATTTACTGATGTGAGGAATGCTCCCCCAATCTTATCTGTCATCACAGTCTGTGCGATAGGATTGAATTGATTAGACCCTTCTCCGATCTGATTTCTTACTGAACCGTTACTTTGAACAAATTGTGAACTATATCTCTGTTGTCTCGTAGAAGTAGTAGAGTCTAACTTGGTCTTCGCGGAATACAATCCTTCTGCCTCTGTTTGAGCGAAAGCAGTGCTTGACTGTTGATCGGATAGTTTGAATATCTTATCTCCAGTTCTGAAACGCATCTGGTCTGTATTCGGGACTGCAAATATTCCTCTCAAGTTACCAGATTCATCGGTAATCAGAGTAGAACTATTAGAACCAGTTTCCAATGCAAACTTGCCGGGCGATATACCGTTTGTGAAATTCGGGCCAACTAAGAATAACGCTTGTCCGCCAGTAAATGAATTTGTGTCAATGTTATCAATGACATAGAAATTTAGAGTGGTAGCATCAACATATTGAATTCCAACTACTCTAACTTCATGTCCCTGATTATTGACCAGAGTCATATCTCCAGTATTATCAATAATCTCAGACTCATACGTCTGGATGAAATTATCCGCTGAGGAAACGCCAGTTACTTTGATTGTCTTTGTAGTCGTACAAAATTCAGATACTGGAGTTCCATCAAAGAATGCAAATACTCTTGTCTTGGGCTTCATGCCGGAAGCATGGAAAAATACATTCCTTTCTCTGATGAAGAATGTTCCTACAGGATCAACCCCCTTCGGCACTCCATCGTCTTGATCATCATCCGCATCTCTTGTGAATGGAGGCCAATCTGTTGCACCTACCGAACCGGATGGACTTGAACTATCATCTGGTTCTCTTTCGGTATCCTTCCAATCGTCTTGTTCTGGGAAGAGTTTAACAAAACCCTTGAATCCCATTATTGCGTATGGGTTTACTGAAACTGTCTTGGATGACTTTCCTTGGCCCGCGAGGATGACCGAAGTGTATGGTAACATGACCATTCCATCTTTGATATCATACAGAGTTGATTCTGTTTGATTAAATCGCATCGGAGAGTTTTTCTGGTAATATACTGGTCGCAATTCTTTGTTTACTACATCAATTGCACAGTTATACTGAGGATCAAAGACATCTCCGATAGTATGTCCAGTGAACGGTTCTACTACGAAACCATTCTTGAATCTGTCCAGACCATTATCGTCAAGAACATCCATATCCTTTGTTTCTTTTTCTAAGAGAGACAATGTTGTATAGTATTCTACAGTCTTAATTCTCTTCTCTAGATTTCCGATATCACGCATTGTATATCGTTTGTTATCCAACATTTCTTTAACAATACTTTCAGTTCCAAGACTATATGGATCCGTAGCAAGTTTATAGATAACCATTCCATCATTCGGATCTTCTGGGTAATTTGGAGAAACTGAAGGTGCTCCATACTTGATTAAGAAATCGCCTTCTTTGCTCAAGTATACTTTATCTTTTCTTGGTAGATATTGACGATAATCGGCGATAACATAAGAACTATCAAGAGGGGTATTAGAAGTTGTTGATATCTGACCAAACTTTAATGGAGTCGCAAGAGACTTTTCAGTGAACAAGTCAGCGGCTACTGTTTGAGGTCTGAAGTCTAACACATCTGATAGTCTTGTTTCTTTGAATGAAGGTATCTGTGAATACAATACCCCAGAGGTAGAATGCGTATAAGAATCCGCAGAGAAATAATCCCCTCCAGTGCTATGATCGAAATATGAGTATACTATCGCAACTCTTCCTGCACATTCAGATTGACCGGGCTGAATCTTGATGTCGCCAAGATCATACATACCAGTTCTCTGGCCATTATCAAATGTGTATCTATCGGTAATATCTACAATCTTCACTGGAGCATCCGCGAACCCTGTTGGATTAACTCCAGTCTCTTCATATTCTAAGTATGCGTCAAGTGCAAATTTTAACTCAGAAGCAGTCATCTCGTTGTAGAATTTCTTCGTTCCCGCAGAGTCTATCTGATAAACAACATTAGTGACGTTACAAGTATCATACACTGCAGTCAACTCAAATATATCAGAGTGTTCTAGTTGTAATGAAGTCAGTGCGAGAGAATTTCCTAAACCGTCAGTCGTACTTGAATTGAATACGCCTGCAGTATTATTAAGTCCGTATAGATCCCCAGCAAACCAAGTAGAAGATGGATTAGATGCGTATGATTCTATCGCAACCGAAGTTCCGTCTGTCTTTCTTCCTGCAAATGGGAATATTACTTGATCTTGTACGAGAGTTTTAGTTTTTTCTGCGGCATTTGTTTTAATTACTGGAGCATATACAATTACATTATTCCCTGCGGCTAAAGAATCTAAAGTTATTAGTGCAGTCGTTACTCTATTGTTTGCGTCAGTAGAAAGAGCTACGTTACTAGAAGTTAATTGATGTACTACGGGGACACCGCTTCCTGATGTGGGGGTATATGCAAAGTAGTACTTCTCGTTAAAAGAACCAAATACTTGATTTGAATTCGTTCCCAAGGTTAGTTCTACCTGACTTCCAGTACCACTATATGACTGTGAAATATTTTCAAATTTGATCTGAACGGTATATGAAGTATCTACACTACTGTTTCCGCTATCGTCATCAACGAATCGAATAGTCTTTACAAATTTAGAACCAGTGTCTACAACACTAGAACCCGAAGTATCAAAGATAACATTGCGAGAAACTACTCTTGCGTTATTTGCAGTAATTCCTATGTCATGGTTCGTAGAGCCCGAGAATGCGTTTTCCGGAGATGCATCAAATTCAACTTCTCTTACAACCTCGTTACTCTCAAAGAGTCTTGGGTTTAGTTCTCCGACACCGACTGAAGAAGGGTTTCCCGATCCAAGTGTCTTAACCAAAATCTTATTTGATGTGCTGAAGTATACCACACCTCTCACATCTGAGTCCTGATACTCGGAGTAGATGATATTCTTGTTGCTGAAGGACGCTAGCTGGTCTACAAGGGTGTATTCTACGAGAACATTACCATTGAACAGGTTAAATGCTCCGGCGACTGACTGAGATTCTATAGACCTCAGATCGTTGAGTAAGTATTCTCTATTTGTTCTTGGGTTGATTTCCATCCTAATATCATACAGGTATACTTTATAAATCGCACTGTCTGTATCCGAATTAGTCGGGGAAAAATTACCAGAAGAAAAATCTAAGTTTTGGTCGTGTGCGAAATGTTCGACATATCGGATTTTAGCAGTACCGATAACATCTGCGCCGATGGGGTTGTTAGAAGACCATGTGGAAAAATCTGCAGTTATTTGATTCTTGTCGTATGTAGACTTGCCTTGGCTATTAGAACCGTCTCCTGCATTGAATTGAGGATTGTCTCCAATCTTTACATGATCATTACCATTGACATTGATATTTAATAAATCGACCGTCTGATTTGGAATAGGAAGACCCATAACATCTGTGAGGTAAACAAAATTTCCTAACTTTGTTGTAAGATATTCATTATTTTTTTGTATGTGATCTCTGGATTTCTTATAGTCTACAAATTGAGTTACTAGAGTTTCTAATTCGTATCCTCTGACGTATGACTTGCCCGGCTCAATTCCAATCGCAAGTCTATTTCTCAAAGCAGCAACGAGACTGTCATGAGTCTTGCCAGGATAAAATTTTGTTCCAGTCGCATCTAAGTTTTGTTCTGGATATTTCGTTCTGTCATTTGGGGTTGCAGTGTGCGCTTGCCCATTTCCGGTTGCAAGGTCAATCATGTCTGGCTCATCGAAGAAACGAGTTCTTGCCATTGACTTTGCGTCTACTTCATTTGAAAACTCAAAATCGGCAAGAGTAGAAACTCCACGATTTTCATTTTCATTCAAAAGTTCTCTGATATCTACTTCATATGGTCTTACTGTGTAATCGCCAGATTCGTCAAAAGTTCTTCTCGCAAGAGTTTCCTCAAGAACAGAATACTCAGTAGTTCTTACATGAGACTCGACAACACCATTCCTGACACTGATAAGTTCAATAAAGTTGCTTGTATCTACTTCGTCAATAGATCTCTTAGAAAATACAAGAGAAATTCGATATCTATCAGCGCCTGGCGAGTTAAAGTTTGTTGTTCCCTGTGCGTTGTCTAGAAGAGTATTGTCCATATTACTGTTGACAAATGCCTCATTGACTTGTAGACCAATCTTATAAGATGGCTTATTTGAGTATTTGTCTAGGACTATCTTTTGGTCATTGACCATAACCAAGTGTTTCTGTAGATAATATACACCAGATTCGATAAAGGCAATAGAGCCTTTACCCGTTGGTGTATCAGAAGCAGGTTTGATTTGACACGCAAAGTCACTCATAGAAGAGACTGACTCTGTTGTAAGGACTTCTTCTTCCAAGAAAGAGATACTATCTCCTTCGACAAAATCTACTGAAGAGTAATCTGATATATCAGCACCGCTGATAAATTTTACATAAAGAGTATCGGGATCATCTGCGTCAGTAGATCCAGTTGTATTTTCTGCGTGTACTACTAATGCTCGGATTCCTGTGGTAGAACCGACAATTACTCTGCCTACAAAGTCTGCGGCAGAGTTGTATGTAACTGAATTTCCTTGATTTTCTATCTTTAAAAAGGAAATATCTGTGTCAATCGCTGACTGGCCAGGGATGATCATTGCACCTTCTTTGAAGAAGTGGTCTGATACATTCGCAATCTGTTGTTGTAAGATAGACTGAATCTGTGTCAGTTCTCTTGCTTGAACAGAGTTGCCCGGCTTGAACAGTATTTTGAGATATCCACTATTTACGTCATAGTCATCATAATATGGAGTTACATTAAAATTGGATGCCATACTCTTTCTCTATCAATTAATTTTTTTAAAATTCGAATACTACTTTAATATCTTCGATTTGGTCTACTGCTCTTGAAACAGGTTGTCTGTTTTCTATATAAAGAACTTTACCAGTTCCAGCGGTTACATTAAACTCTGAGTTTCCGTCATCGTATTCTGGATGAGAGGGGCCCCGATAAGTTGTATTGTAAGCAATTTTAGTCGTAGAAGTATCAATCGGATCCGATAAGATTATAATCTGTCGGAATACTGGATCGAAACCACTCAAAGAATCTGAGACTACAGGGAAAACAGATTCTGTGTTTCCGCCTCTTGTGTCCTGTTCGTCGTATTCAAGTTTAAGGGCAACCATTGCATAATAACCACCCAATTCTTCTACTGGGTTACATCCATGACCATCGCCCGGCGACATAATTGCTCTAACTTGACATTCTGTTCCACTGGAAATCGCTGGAAGAACTGTTGCGGTTGCGTATGTATAGCCACTTCCGCGATTACTGATAACTACTTTAGCAATTTCGTCACCCTGTGTCAATCCATATGCTGCTGCACCAGTTCCATCTCCTGCGAGTTGAACTTCTGGCGCAATAATAATATCACCAGATTGTGATCCGGTGAGGCCAGGAAATGATCCATCCAGAGTTATATCGACCTGACCCGCACTAAATGAGAATGAAGAGATAGATTGTTGATACGATGTGTTTCCTGAGATGAATACTAATGCATAATCATCATAACCACCATTTCCAGCATCTGTTGCTCTTGAGATCATATCGCTCGCAGTCGGAGTGAATGAGAAACTTGTAGTAGATTCTCCAATAGTAACTCCTGAGTGATTAAGATTCTGAAGATAACCTCTTCCTCCGGCATGACCAGAACCATCTCCATCGTCTACAATCTTAACAAAATCAATAGCTCCGGTGGAAGATTTGGCGGACTGTTGAACTTGGTATTGTGTATAATCTGCAGATGTGGTATCGGAAGGTTCTGCTGTCAGATATTTGACAGGGAAGTAATCTTTAGTTAAGAACTTGAGAGCCCTATCTAATTGAACGGAGTACATATATTTCCATACATATCCATCACCAGTTTCTAAAAGCTCTGTGGTAGAAGTCCCTGTCGGTTTTACCGTAGATGCTACGGGTGCGACACCGACAGAAGTATCTGTCCATTTAGAATTATTGATGCACTTATAAACATTAAACTGGTTGTTCCCTTCAGTAAGAACATATCCATTCGGAATGATTTCTTCTGGATCTTGATCGTCATACATCGTATAAACACTACCAGTTTCCCAATCGATTCTTGGTAATGCAAGAGTAATGGTATCATCACCTACCTTCTTCATTGCTATCAGATCGTTTTTGACTGTGTAGTGTTCTTTTACTGAGTCTGAGGGAGTTGGAGGATTTGAGTCATCTGCCCATGCAGTATTTTTTCCAATCCCAAGATAAAGGTTGTTGTAAAGTGATACGTTGTAGAATGCCCAACGCAAAACTGAACCACCAGCAGAAACTCCTGTGGTATGTGTGGGGGGTAAGCTGACTTCTGAAGTTCCTGACTCTACTGCAATGTAAAGGTTTGATTGATATAAAACTACGTCGCCCTCAGAGTAAGATACACCGCCTTCCCATAGTGGAGTTTGTTCTGACAGGGATTCAATGAACTGCTGTGCATTAAATATTCTGAGTCGATTTGTGATGATTGCCGCCATTGCTCATTATCCTCTAAAAATTGTCTAATCCTATATTTATAAAACTTTTTTTAATCTATGATTTGCGTTAATGATTCTAATTCTTCTATCGTTGTCGGAACATTACCCGTATCATAAACGCTCAGAATTGTCTCATGTGCAAAGTTTGTCTTTTCCAAATATTTTGAGTCTATATCTGTTAATTTTACAGTCTCAAAATTATTATCTAATATCTGTGGAGTTTCTCGGAACTTAGATCTTTCGATAGAAAGGTTAGTCATTCCGGCAACTCTCAAACCATCAGTTTCGGGATTTTCGTCAGTTATAACCAAATACTTTGGTTTTAGTGTAACTCTAGAATCCAAAACCGCATGATAATTTCTTTCAAATAATTCTTCTACTTCTTGTATTGTTGTATTGGGCCAGTCATGATCTGTTCCATCAGTAATGCCTACAAAATTATTTTGCGAGAATACTGGGACAACTCCCCATACATTTGTTCCATCTTCTTTCTGAACCAAAGTTACTTGATTTCCTGACATCGAAGTATTTCTAAACGCACCAGTATATCCATAGTAAGCAAGATATGGGGAATCTAAGGCCTCTTCTTGTGGGCTAAACCGATACCTTATCAAGTCATCAAATGAGAATGTAGTATCAAAGAAGAACTTAAATCTTTCTAAACTTCTGTAAGATGTTCCTAGACTCGGTATTTCTTGTTGTCTGGTGATGATATTTACAATAAACTTCTCATCTCTGGGGTCTGCACCATCTCTTATAGAACCTACCCAATTAGTATTTATCCTACTAACATTACCCCTAGAAACTTTATCCCATCTAAATTCTACTACATTGCCTGGAGTTCCTGTATCATTGTCTAAAGATCCGTGTGAGGTTAATAAATTTACTCCAAGTAAAATATAGTGTTCAGTAGAAGTTGCACTGGTCACTTCGAATTTAGCAAATGAACGAGTAACTCTGTGTTCATCTCCAGTTATTATTTCTTCCGACACATTGTAGAAGGTAAAGAAGTTTCCTATGATGCCACTTTCGTAGTAATGTTTCTGACTTTTGGAAAATCTATCGTGATGATTTAGAGCAATATAATTAATTTCTGAAAAATTATTTGCTCCTCCGCCAGACGCATCCGCATTAATCATCAGAGCATACCTACCTTCTCCCTTATCTACTGTTGCACCTACTGGAGTATCATCAGAAACCCCACTGAGAGAAGATAAAGTATCTTGTCGGTTATTATATTCTAATATAAGGCCAGAAGACATCAAATCCTGTGAGTTAACTGGAGTTTGTTTGTTGACAACATTCCCCGAACCGTCTAGTGTGGTTCCTCCAGTCCATTTTCCAAGTCCGTCCATATTCTTCATCGTGACATCGACGTTCTTGATAATTTCGTAGAACAAATAGAGAATTGCTTGTTTGAGTCTCTTTCCTTCAATCTTGGTAGTGAGTGTAACTTCTCCGAAGACCATCATTCCTGCAGGGTGAATAACTCTCTTAATGAGTTCTCTCCACTCATCAATGACTCTATTGACTCTTACAACATATGAATAATCTTGCCAGAGATAACCATCATGAATTCTATTATCTGACGATGCGAAACTCTGGTCATCTACAAATGCACCTTCGCGAACACATAGAGGGCCGGTCACTACATCTACTTGCGCTGTACCGTCTCCTATCGCAGTTAAGTCTAAAGTGGGTGCAGTTGTATACCCAACACCAAAACCGTCCTGAGAGGGGTCTGACGTTTGTTGTCGAATGGATATTTCTTCTATTCCTCCAATATCAGAACCTGTAATAGATACTGATGCGCCAGAACCACTAGAGACGTAACCATTTGATTCGTCGGAAATATACGCATAAGGATTTCTCGCATATCCAGATCCTCCAGTCACAATGTCAATTTTTTCTATTGGGCCTTTGGCGATATTATTGAATTTGAGTTGCAAAGATTGCCAGTCTGGTATTGCAGTTGGAATTAAGTCTCCGTTGCTGTCATAGTCCATAAAGGATATTGTATTATTGATCGAACTTATGGAGTATTGGTAATCGGATAATCTTCTTGCTACCTGTATCGGATCTAATTCCCAACCAAATATCTGTATTTCGCCAGTAGTTTGATTTTGATATTCGGTGAATCTCTGTCCCTTAGTTATTCTAAAGGAACCAAAGAATGAAGTTGACATATCACTGCCACTGTCAGAGTCATCGTTGTCTGCGCCAATAGTAAGAACCGCATCTTCTCTCATATCCACAATCAAGTCTGGGAAGTCTACTGCTTCTGTTCCATCAAGATATACGGTAGTCCCGTCAGCTGCAGAAGAATATATTGTAACGTGTCTCCAAGTATCTAACTGAGTCAATTGAACATTAGTGGGAGAAGTATAATCTCTTCTTACATTACTTTCATCAGAAGCAATCATCTCAAACTGACCGGATGCGAGGTGACGCATCACAAAAAGATCTGCGTTATCATTCTGACCTATTCCATTAAATGCGAATACGACAGAATCTGAACCGCCAGTTCCATAATACCAGAAATCTATTGTAAATGAAGGTATGTCGTGGAAATAACTTGCAGCAGTAGGTATTCTAACATACCCATCTCCCCTGAGAGATAAGCTAAAGTTGCCTATCGCAGATCCGAAAGAAGGATTTTCTCTATACGCATTATATCGAACACTGTCAGTGTCTTGCTTGAACTCATAAAATACAGAAGATGATTTTACAGTATCAAAATCGTATAATAAAACAACATCATCGTAACTGGTATCTCTGTTGACTAGATAAGCTTCTACTTCTCTGGAAGTTTGAGAATCAAATACAGCATCCGGATAATCTGAAATGTCCCACACTAGTTGCGGATAACTTGGATCCTTTGTGTCCTGAGTCCATGTGATATCAAAATCTCTTTCAACTCCACCGACCTGTGATATTCTTCCTATGGCTCCAGATCCAAATGTTCCATCATTTACAAACTCTACGAATTCGCCAGTAATATAGTTGTCGCCGGCAGTATTTACTGCGATATTAGAAATCCCGGCCGTTGTGGTGTTATCAATTTTCGCACTAAATCCAGAGCCCGAACCATTTGTTCCTAGACTAAAATCTAAATTAAAATTTCTGGGATAATTACTGCCAGGATTTACAATATTAAATCCAGTGACGCAAGAATATAATTGTTCTTTGACTAATCTTCCATCGTCCATTTCAACGAAGACATTTTCCTGATCTTGAAATTCGCCAGAAACATCTCCAAGGAAATATTCGTTGACATTAAAATTTGAACGCGAAAAAGTTACTTTAGATTCTATTATTCCTATGGCAGAACTCGTTTCTCCGATAATTCTGACGGGAGTACCCGCAGCAGAAGTAGTATTCGGGTTAGTTCTAATACTTTTATTCTCCACCCATCTATTATTACTTGCCTTGAAGATATTTTCTTTTGGATAATAGACATCGATATCTTCATTAAGAAAAGCTCTGAAAAGAAACTTCAGTGATTTCTGAGATCCTTTAGACTCATAAAAATCTTTAAGGAGTTTGAGAAAATGATTTTGGTCGGTAAATCGTTTCTTCTGTTCCTCTTCGATATTCTTATCTGGAGATGATGTCGGATTAGTTCTTAATTGAAATACGACTACAATAGAAACCCCATTGAGAGGAGCAAGAATATTATTCTCTTGACCAAAGAATAATTTATCATCACTTAGAAAATAATCAGTTCCCTCTGTCAATTCTGTGTAGTCATCGGGAAATGACAATAGACTTGCATCGGCCGCAGGGACACCAGAAAATGGATTTGGTGGGTTAGTGTAGACTTTCAGATCAGCAACATATGGAGATATGTCTCTTCCAAAGTAATACGAAGGATCTTTGAATGACATCAAGAATTCAGATACAATTCCATTTCCCATAAAGGTATCTTGGACGAATGTTTCGTTTTCAGAATTAGACTGAGCCGTTGCGTTGAATAGTGCGGATAATAGTTTTGTGCTTGTATTCTTATCTCGTATTCTTGTTACAGAAGGAAATACTGCGCCTATTTCTGACTTGAATTGATTTACGAATATATCTAATGTTTTATCAAGATCGCCGTAGTCGGTAATCTCTGACATCACATCTAAAGGATTGCCGTCTGCAGATAACCATTCATAGTATAATTCAATGAATCGAACAAAGTTATCATAATCCCCTTCTCGGATATGAAAGGGCAACGACTCCTTAACGATAGAAGCAATATTCTTTAAATTTGGACTTGACATTTACCTATCTTCTGATAATACTAACACTTTGAGTAGTGATATCGTAATTATTGTTATAATCGTCGGTATCAGCCATCATATTTATTGTTACTTCTTGTGGATCTATAACTAGAATTTGATTTCTTCTAGGGAATATATCCTGATCTTTTGGTGTTATTTTTATTTTCAAAAGACTTGAATTATTTTCTAATTCTGTTATAGTTAGATCGTTGAGAGTTAATGTTCCTTTTTTGTGGTCTATTGTGCCGGAAACATTAGTCACATAAACTTTCTTTCCATTACTATCCATATAATAAAACTTTAAGTCAGTTTGATTTACGTCTTCGATATATAATAGATTATTAGAATTCATAACCTTGAATCCAGTAGAAGATATTGACATCGGAGATATTTGATTATTAAATTGATAGACATATTGTGATCTAGCATTTAATGTTATTTTCTTCTCGATTTGAAGATCTACTGTGGTCGTATTATTTGTTATCGCGTCATTTGAACTGTCAATAGAACTGACGAAGTTAGAATATCTAAAGTAGTTATCGAATTCGTTCATAAAAGTATCGCTGAAATTATTAATTGAATTTAAGACTATTGTTTTTAATTCGTCTTCTCCCAAGATAGTAGCCTCATTATCATATTTAACATTAGTAGTAACAATGAGTTTAGTAAAATTTGGATCGATAATCTCTGGAAGAATTGTTAAAATAGAATAATCAGTCTTGAGTTTATTTTGAATAGAAGTTTTTTCAAAATCCGTTAAAAAACTTCCATCATTTGGCTTGATCGATATAAACACTCTTCCAAATTGTGGCGGTTCGTTATCTTCTCCGCCCCAAACATTCACAGAGGATGCTTGTGTGTATATTTTAGGAATGATTGTCTTATAATCTCTTACGGTGACTGCTCTATTCTGACCTTCGAATGTTCTTGGTGCGTAGAACTTAATAGAATCTGTGGTTTCTTTGTTAGATCCTCCGAAGACTTTATTTACTGTTTTAATTTCTGTTATTTTGAACTCGGAATTGGTATTATTAGAATTAATTTTTGCGATTCCATTTGATGCTGCGCCGTCTGTTGTAAGATATTCGACTGTTATTAAGTTTCCGCTCTCTACCGCAGTTCCCAACACACCATCTCCGAAGAATACTTCATACAATCCACTTTCGACTTCTTGAACGAAGAAAGAATTTGATACATCGGTTAAATCCATCGTGTCAGTTGGTCTTTTGAATTCGGTAAATTCGTCTGTTGTTAAGTCTTCTCTGACGGTTACGCTGATTGTAGTTGTGTCCGCGTTGGCATTAGATAAGATAAACCGCTGATTGGGGTTAGTTGTGTCCACGACAAAGAATTCTGTCACTGGATCGCCCTGTACTAAAACTAAGTCACCCAAAAAATATCTCGTAGTAACTGTCACGCCATCATCATCGACATTAGAAGACAGTATCGGCACAGACCTTGGTATTTCCGGAGAGAAGTTGTAAGAAACTCCATCAAGTGTCGCGGTGAATTTAAATTCACTGTTAACAAGAACTGTAGAACTTTCACTCTCCAACGGCCCGGTCTTTTCTATCACTAATGAAACTACCGCATTAGGAGCGATGTTAGATTTAGATTCATATCCCAACATCTTCGCTCGCGACACCACATTCTCTCTGAGTCTTGCAGTATCTAAGAACATTTCGTTTGCAACCATGTTCAGATAGTATGAAGTATAGTGAGTATTGTAGGATAGAATGTCCATTAAGGTATTCAGACCAGAGGCCTCAAAGTCATAATCGACAAAAGTCGGATCATTCTTCATATACGCTATGATATTTTTCTTGATATCCTTAAAGTCTAGGTCTGATATTTGAATAGTTCTTGCCATTATCTTACTCTCTCTATAGTAAATGTAGTTGTAACCTCTTCATCGGTTGCAATCAGTACATAAACTACTTGTATTTTTGCCGAATTGGGATAAAGTTCTGGATACTCTACCGAAACATTTACAATCTTGACTCTTCTTTCGTAGTTGGTAATAGATCTTGTAATTCTATCTTCTAAGTCTCTTCTGGTAAATTCATCTTGTGGTTCGAATAAAGAATTGTATATATCTCCACCAAACGCAGGCGTGAATTGTCTTTCAAATTTATTTGTCAAGAGAAGATTTCTCAATGCTTGGTTGATCGCGTTTACATTTTTCTTCATCATGACATCATTGGTAATGGGATTTCTTTTGAAAGACAAATCAATATCCAGATACTGATCTCCGCCAAGTATGCCAACTTTATTGTCTATTGATGTATTTGAATTTGAATATGCCATGATTTTTTACGGATTTAAGTCTAGTTTGGGAGCCTCGATTGTATGAGTTCCTCCCGAATTTACTTTGTGTGTACCACCATATTTATACTCCGCAGACGAACCTACATCAACAGAAATTTTTCCATCCACAATCACTTTATAATTTCCTTTGATGTGGAGGGTTTTATCTCCTTCTACTATCTCGTAATCGTCGCTTTTTGACTTTTTGACCGTAGTGCCATCTGGGTGAATTTCTATGAATGTTCCAGATTTATGATAGATGTGTATTCTCTCTGCGCCTGGCGTATCATCAAGCTCTACATGATGACCAGACTTAGTACTAATTACATTATTGTGCGGATATTCTGCTGCATATGGAGTGGATGGTTCTCCTGACTTTGAGTCTAGGGAATCTTTCTTTTCCTGTACAATGGTCTCCGAAGTATTGTCTCCCGTCGCAAGTCTATTGACATCAGATTCGCCCAAAACGCTTCCGTCGGGTAACAGAGAATCTTTATTCTCTGTGGGGTATAAACCAGCTGGATCAGAAAAAGCATTCTCTGTATTAATTTTAGTTTGAGGTTTGCCGGGCACTGTACCAAAGATAATTGGATCTTCTGCAGATTCTCCATCGCGAAAGAATCCGACAACCCATGCACCAGTTACTACCCCAGTCGGAGATGTTCCAAGACCACCAATGCTTGCGGAAGTGATTGGCATAATCGGTGATGCCCAAGGCAATAAATCAACATCTACTTCTTCTGTGTGATATCCAAATATCCTTACCTTGACTCGGCCAATCTTTTCTGGGTCATCAATATCTTGAACGATACCCTGCCACCAGATCAGGCCTGCATTCACCAAACTATCCATAACTGACTCCAGAACCGTCCTTGACTAGTTCCATAGTCATACTGTATCCTCTCTTGAGAAACGTGTGTTTAATTGCTACAATCAACCAGTTTCCACTGTAATGTTTATCTTCTTCTGGGCCTCTGTTTCCTTCCGGCGGAGAGAGTTCCGGAAAAACTAATTTAATGACATCTCCCGAAGAGATACGACTGTCTCCAAACACATCTATTTTTATTTTAAAGTTTTTAAATATTTGTTCGTTTGCTTTTGACTGTAGATAAAATTTATCCTGTTGGTATGGATTTAAAAAGTTTTCGGGAAGTAAATATTCATTAGTAGGAGCGTAATTATAGGCTCCACTTGCCTGCAATTTATTCTCTGCAAGTTTCGGAGAATAATTCTCATTCCAATAATTATAATTAAATTGATCGTAGGTTCTTCCGATTAAATCTACTGTTCTTGCTTTTGTTGCATACATTCCGGATGTAATATTATCCAATACAGAAAATTTAGATATAACGGAGTAGTCCAATAATTTATTCTCTTCCTCCGATTGATTGCCTGTATTTGGGACTGCTTTGATATATTCTTTCTTAGGACTTCCGGATGCAAGTTCTAAGAGAGGTTTAAATCGATACTCATTTGCGGTTTCGAAAAAATAGTATGGAGCAGAATGAGTATTTGAGAATGATTTATCTTTTAACCAATTTATTGCTCGGAATGGAGTCATATTTGGAACCACAAGAGATTGACTATCATCGCTCGCAGTAATATTGAGTTTTTTATCAGAACTTAATTTCTTAAATATCTTATTGACAATCGCAGAAGAACTTTCTTCTCTGTGGCCGGTACAGACTCTCTTCTCAAAGTTTGTAATGAAATCTCTTGTGGTCATATCTAAAACATAAGTGATGGCTTCTCCGTCCTGTTCTATATTCGTCACATTGTATATAACCAGATCTAGTTTTATAGGATCGATTGGATCTTCTTCTGGTTCTGTAGTCATTTCTAATTCTAGTTCTACAGATTCCTGACCGATAATTGGAATTAATCTTATGAAATCATATGTATCTACGATTGTTGCCCGAACAGACAAACTCTGAGAAAATATATTCTCATATATTGATATTTCTAGAAATACAGCACCAAGGTCAATTCCTCTTCCCTCAGTCTGATATACTCTAAAACTTTTTACATCATACTGACCAGCAAATTTCATAGTTTAATAACTCTTTCATATTCTCTCACAAAATCATCAACAACATCGTTCCTCAAAAGTCGAATTGTACGATTCTTTTCGTTTAACTCATTCTCATATTGAAATTTAGAAAACATCTCATACTGTGCTCTATCGAAGTCTGTAGTAAAGAAACTATAAGTTTCCGGACTAATCTTTGTGGAATTTGTTTTATGGACATAATAATGCGGAGTTGTTTCTGCAGTCATTAAGTCTCCATATTTTTCTGCAATCATAGTTGCAAATGCTCCGGAACTTAACGGCCATTCGTCATAAAAACTAGTTATTCCATTAAATACCAAAATAGTCCAATGATAAAGCGGAGATTTGTAATACAATTCTGAAATAATTTCCGGAGTATCACCATCATTAACAATATATTCGTATGATGAAGAGGGTGCGACTTGATATTTCTCTACTACCTGTGCGACCTTAAAAATATTCTTTACTACTCTATTTTTATTATTTAAGAGTATATCGTAAGAAGTATAAGGAACTTTATTAAATATGCTTTTGCCTGCCATTTTTAAAATCCTTTTGGTACATCATCTCTAGTGACTTGTTCATTTTCAGAGAAGGTTAAAGATAACTGAATGTTCGCAGGATATCCATCTTTGGTCAATGTATATCTTCCATTTGCTCCAAAAGTAACATTACATTCTTCAAGATTGCATGGTTTAAATTGATGCATAAAATTCTTAATTTTGCCTGCGTCATCTTTTATAATATATCGAATATCAAATGATTGAGGAATATCATAAAATCCAGTAGATATAATATTTGGTAACATTGCTTGTCGGAAAGTTTCTATGATTTTATCTAACTGTTGAGACTCTTGAAGACTTCTAGGAACTAAGTTATATTGGAATTGAAACTTTCTAAATTCTATCCCTTTAAATGTTAAATACTTTGCTGCGTTCGCGGCCCTGCCAAAGACTGCTTGGTTTATTACGTCTCCTGCACCGCCTCCCAACATATTACCACCAGTTTGAGTTACTTCTGCTTTAAAGGATTCAAAAAAATTACCCCCAGCACCAACATCCTTTAAATCTGCAAAATTTCCAGCAAGAGCACTAGTCAATCCAGCACCAAGAGTTCCAAGTGTATTAGAATCGTATTGAGCAGTAGTGGGCATTGCAATGTTTTCTGGGATAAAAAGTCTTATTGTCTCTCCAGCTTTCACTCTGCTAGTAGTTTTTATGATTACATCATCTGCTCGAGTTTGATTTTCCACCTCTTGAAGTTTCTTAGCAGCAGTTTCTGGGTCAGACGCAATAACAGATATTTTGTCTTTAAGAGACATTCCCCCTATCATTTCCCTGGCGTTGGTCTCTTCTCTAACTCTAAATTCGATATAACTGTGGAGTTCTGTGCCTTCCTGGCCCAAATTACTGGGGAATTGAAATGAGGGTTTAGTCTCTTTTGCCTTCTCTATTTCTTTATTTGCAGTGTTTAGGGGTGTTGCTGTTGTGCTTTCTTCTGCCATGACCAGTCCGTTTTATTTTTTATAAATAATTATTTACACCTATTATTTATATGAGGTTTTTGAATGTCGCGGAAATTTACCTACAAAGGTAGATATACTCCTGAGAATCCCCAAAAATACATAGGTGATACAAGTAAAATAGTATATCGCTCCAGTTGGGAGAGAAGATTCATGGTCTATTGTGATAAGAACCCTTCTATACTTTCATGGGCAAGTGAAGAACTTGCAATCCCCTATTTGTCACCAATCGATCACAAGATGCACCGATACTATCCAGACTTTATCGTAAAAACAAAAGATAAGGTTAGTATGATTGAAATTAAACCTAATCGCGAAACAAAACCACCCAGAAAAAAGAAAAATCAGAGAACATATATCAATGAGGTAAAGACTTGGGGTGTCAATGAAGCAAAATGGAAGGCTGCAGAGAAATACTGCGAGATGAAGGGATGGGATTTTAAAATCATCACAGAAAAACATATTTTACCGAAACTAAATAAGTAAAACTGGAGGCAACATGAGCAATCAACCAATGTGGACAGACGAAGACGAAAAAAGAATGGATATCATTGGAAGTAATGGCAACGACGGCGAACACTATGCGGAACTAGAAGAAAGAGAATCCGCAGCCGCTGCGGGATTTTCTAGAGCAGGATCAGAACAAGATGAATTTACTGGTGATATTCCTTCTGCATATGATGTTCCGTTAGAAACACTCAATCCGGTATGGAATAGACTTTTTGAAGAAAACAAGAGTCTTGAGATGTTCAAAAGACTTAGAGAAGAAGATCCAGTACACTTTAATGAGACAGACGTTGCAGGAAGATTCTGGTCATTGACAAAATATGACGATATCAAAAAAGTTGATATGAACCATCAAGAGTTTTCTTCTGAACCAATGATAACAATAGGTTATCCTGTCGGGACTCCACGCCCAGAAGGTGCGTTAGATATATCTCTGTTCATTGCAATGGATCCACCCAAACACGATCTTCAACGACGAACAGTTGCTCCAGTAGTTTCTATGAGAAGTATGATGGGACTAGAGCCCCTTATCAGAGAAAGGACTGGTGCAGTTTTAGATTCTTTGCCAGAAGACGAAACATTTAATTGGGTAGAGAATGTTTCTATTGAACTTACTACACAAATGCTCGCAACTCTCTTTGACTTCCCATTTGAAGAACGCAGAAAGTTGACACGATGGTCTGATGTTGCGACTGCAGTTCCGGGCGCAGGTGTTATCGATACAGAACAACAAAGAATTGACGAATTGGTAGAATGTCTACAATATTTTACCGAAGTCTGGGAAATGAGAAAGAAAGAACCTACAAATGACTTCGTTTCTATGATGGTCAAAGGAGAACATACAAAAGATATGGAGCCAATGGAGTTTCTGGGTAATCTTATTCTACTGATTGTGGGAGGAAATGACACTACAAGAAATTCTATGTCTGCTGGTGTTCATGCCCTCAATCTGTTCCCCACAGAATATGAAAAACTCAAAGGAGATCTAGGTTTGATACCGAATATGGTATCAGAAATTATTAGATGGCAGACTCCCCTCGCATATATGAGAAGAACCGCAAATGATGACTGTGTTATTGGAAATAAAGAAATTAAAAAACACGATCAGATTCTTATGTGGTATCTTTCCGGAAATCGTGACGAAGAAGTTTTCCCTAATGGAGAAGATCTAATCATTGATAGAGAGAATGCTCGTAATCATTTATCATTTGGTTTTGGAATCCATCGTTGTATGGGAAACAGAACCGCAGAACTACAACTCAAGATTCTTTGGGAAGAAATAATGAAAAGATTTGATCGAATAGAGGTTGTAGGTGAAGAGAAACGCACATTCTCATCATTTGTCAGAGGTTATACTGAACTTCCTGTGAAAGTTTATCGAAAATAAACATAAATAGAACATGGCAGACTTTAGACCACTACTCAAACGACTGGCCCAGAAGGGCATACAACCGAACTCATCGGCGGCTAGAGAGTGGTTCAGTAAAAAGGTAAGACAAAGTGCAGTAACAAGTGCATTGTCTCGTCAGCCGGGTAGGAGAAGTCTTTTATCTGACTCTGAAAGAAGAGCAGCGACCCCACAGATAGGAAAAATGTATTTCTACAATTACGATCCGAAGTTTAAAGACAAGTTGCCCTATTATGATGAGTTTCCGTTGATATTCGCGGTAGATTACTTCTCTGGAGGATTTCTAGGAATGAATTTGCATTATGTATCTCCTAGAAACAGAATGTTGATTATGAATAGTCTGAGCGATATTGCGACAAATGCAAGATATGACTCCAGTACACGACTTGCGTTATCATACAAAGTGTTAAAGGGTGCGAGCAAATTCAGCACAATTAAACCTTGTATCAAAAGATACTTGTATAGTAATGTAAAAAGTAGTTTTGTGTCTATAGATGCAAATGAATGGGATATCGCAATATTCCTTCCAGTACAAAGATTTAGAAAGGCCGGTGCAAGCAAAGTCTGGTCTGATTCCGCAAGAGGATAACAATGGCTATTAATCAAATCATTATACCGAATTTGCCCAAGATTCCGACTCAACAACAGATTCGTACTGATATAGGCAATGCGACATTTGATTTGCCGGGCCTTGGAAGACCCAGTTCTCCAGATCCGTCAAAAGACGCACCAAAATTTAGAGAGAGTAGGAATCTTTTCCACGGCAATATGCAGGATAGATCCCCATCAGTTAGGCCGGATAGTGATAAGAAACCTTCCAGAAGCACTATTGTCGATAGAGGGGGGAAATTTAGTATACAGAATTTTTCTTCCAAGGTATCTAATAATTTATTGATACCTAATACCTATGCGTTGTTCATTCCATACCCTGCTGGTCTTCCTAATAGTATTACAGATGGAATGTCAGAAAACTTGACTCTGAGAATTGATAATTTAGAATTGCCCGGCAAACAACTCGCCACAGAAGAAGTTCAATACTATGGCCCACCTAGAAAATCTGCATACGGAATGATATATGAAGATTTATCATTTAATGTATATCTCAGTAAAGATTTAAAAGAACGAGATTTTTTCAGCGCATGGATGGATTTGACTTATAGTTATAATACCGCTCATGTGTCATACTATGATGATATTATAAAAGACTGCACTTTCTATTCATATGATAGAAGTTCAAATCAAAATCAAATACAATCTACGATAGATATGGTTAATAACACCTTTAACGAATTAGAGAAGAAAGAACTGAAAGACTTTTCAAATTACTCTGTAACCTTTGAAGAAGCATATCCAATTTCTATTGGACAGATAACCTATGCATACGCATCAGACGAAATAGCAAGTTTACCTGTCACAATGGCATACCGCAAGTGGAAAAAGTCTGACTAAATAATAGTAGTGACTTATTTTTTATTATAGGAGATTAGAATGGCTCTACCTAAGTTAGATACGCCAACTTATAATCTTACAATTCCGTCAACTAAAAAGAAGATTAAATATCGACCTTTTTTGGTGAAAGAAGAAAAGATTCTATTGATGGCTAACGAAGGAGACGATGTTGAAGAACAAGTAGACGCTGCAAAACAGATCATATCAAATTGCATTATAACCAAAGGTGTAAAAATTGAGAGTCTTGCAACATTCGATATAGAATACTTATTTGTCAACATTCGCAGCAAGTCTGTAGGAAACGTCGTACAGTTAAATTATAAACATGACTGTCCTGCTGGATCTGAAGACGGATCAACTACTGAGAAAGATATTAGATTTGATATCAATCTTGATAATGTTGAAATTGAAAATAATGAGGATCATACAAATAGAATTGATTTAACAGATACTATTGGTGTGATAATGAAGTATCCAGATTTTAAAATACTTAGAGGTGTTCAAAATCTGAATACATTTGAAGATACAATGAAAATGTTAAAAAATTGTATCGAATATATCTATGATGGCGACGAAGTTTACGATATTGCGGATTCTGATGATGAAGAAGTATCTGATTTTTTAGAATCTTTGTCGCAAATGCAGTTTCAGAAGATAAATACTTTTTTTGAGACTATGCCTCAGTGTGTAACTGATGCAGTTGTGAAATGTCCTGATTGTGGATGGACAAATACCTTTAAACTACGAGGAATCACCGATTTTTTCGTATAGGTTTATATCATGAAACATTATATTCTCTCTATCAGACGAACTTCGCATTGATGCAACACCATAAATATAGTCTGACAGAATTAGAGAATATGATGCCGTGGGAAAGAGAAATCTATGTATCAATGCTCTTGAACTATCTACAAGAAGAAAAAGATAGAATGAAAAAATAGGAAATTATTATGGCAGTAGAAAAACCTTTAACAAAAAAAGTTAAAATAGATCTAGAAATTGACACAGATACAGTTAACAGCGGAAGTAATCCATACAAAAAAATGATTCATCTTGCGGCTGCAATTGATGCTTGGAGAATTTTCCCAAGATTATTCTTATCTGTATACATATTCTTATTATACAAAACAGTTCTTTGGTATATGGATCTTCCAGCACCATCTATGGAACAATCCGGTCTTATCTCAGTAATCGTTGGGGCTGGTGCTGCATGGTTTGGTCTTTATGCTGGAACAAGTAAATCAAATAAGTCTTTTAACGGCGACAAATAATGGCTGAAGCAAGTCTAGACTCAGTAATAGATAAATTAGAATCTGTAAATATGGACTATCGGGGTTTGTCTGAGAGTCTAGACAGTGCTAGTGGCGCAATGGAATCCAATACTGCGAATGAAGCGTTACGCCAAGTATCCGATTTGATATCAAAACAAGGAGATATGGAAGCGAAAGAGCGCAGGGCCAGCAGAAAGGAAATGTCGAATATCGCAAAGTTAATCGAAGACTCCAAAGAAGTCGGAGATTCCGACAAACAAAGATTCCAGTCACTAATCCAAATGCACGATCAGAGAGTCAAATCAGATTCTTCTTTGATGAATGATGTCGGATCAAAAATAACAGATACCCTCACCGAAGGAGTAACAAATATAAGTGCAGTTGTTGCTGGTGTGGTTTCTGATAGTCCTATCCTTGCATTGGGAGTCAAATTCTTGGGCGATAGTGTAAGAAAGGGTGTAGTTGCGTTCAGAAATTTCAGAAAGAAGAAACGAGAAGAAAAAACTATCAGAGAAAAGCAAAGAGAACTCTTCAGAGAACAAGAAAGAATTGATTCCGAAGAAAGAAGAGTTCTAAGAGAACAGATTTCAGAATCTGATGTCCAAAATAAATTAAATCTCTCCGAAGAAGATATACAAAAGAAAGCGGAAGAGGCTAATAAGACTAGAGAACAGATCTATAACGAAGAAAGAGATAGAATTATAGAACAGTCTAGAATTGCCAAAGAACAGAGAGATAATGCACAGTCAGAGCAATCAAGAATACAAGAATTAAGAGATCGTGTTGGTTTAGATATAGAACCCACAGACCAAGAAAGAGCTTCTCCCACGGAATCTGGTTCAGATTCTCCAGAAATAAATCAAATTACTGGAGAGGCAGGAGAAAGAATAGAATCAAGTTTAGTTTCTAGAGTAACAGAAGGGGGAGATAGTGATACTACTACTTCCACAAATACAATAAGAGAAACTGGGTCAGATTCGTCAGAAATAAATCAAATTGCTGGAGATGCGATACCATCTGCCGAATCTATTATTTCACCAACAATATCTGCGTCATTAGATAGTTCAGAAGAAATCGCAGTAACATCTCCATTCCTCAAAGAAATCAGAGATCTATTACAATTTCTGGGACAAAATCAAAGTGAATCAGAAACCGAAGAAATAGAAAAAGAAAGAGAGCGAAGAAGACAAGATAGAGCAAACACGCAAGTAGAAAGAAGACAAAATAATCTTATTGCAGAATCCATAGAAGCGAGCTCCGCAGGTTCATCAAGAAGAGATGACGACAGTGGGGGATTTAGTCTGCCGAGCATAAAAGGAATTCCGGGCGGCGGAATGATGAAAGGGATGAAAGGAATTTTTACGAACTTAGGAGGTTCTTTGAAAAAACTTTCCGGAATAGGGAAAGTATTGAATGGACTAACTAAGGGACTCAAAGTATTCAGATTTCTGGGAAGCATTATAACAAAACTACCAATGATGCTTAGTTTGTTAATCAGTCCGATAGCACTAAAGGTTATCGCAGCAGTTGCCGTAGTTGCTGGAACTATTGCATTTTTCAGATCAGAACTTCCTCAAAAGATTGGAGAATTTGTGCGGGGAATTCCAGAAAAGGTATCTGCTGCAGTTACTACTATGCTTGAATCGGTAAAACAATTCTTCGCAGACATGATAGAGAAAGTAAAAGCATTTCTTGAGGCTCCGTTTGATCTTGTAAAAAACACAGCAGACAAAGCCAAAGAAACTGTCAAAGAAGGATTTGAAGGTGCGAAACAATTTGTGGGAGATGCTGCAGAAAGTGTTTCTGATGTTACAAGTAGTGGATTTAATTTTGTCAAGGATGCAATTGGTTTCGGCGGAGATGACGAGCCTCAATCCAACATAACTCCAGTGTCAACAGAGAATACTAATCAAGAAAATGTTACTGCGATAAGAGATGGAGTTGCTGTAGATGGATCTAGTATCCCAGTAAACCAAAATGTAACAGGGATTTCCCCAGATTTATCTTCTCCTGAGAACGCAAATGTATCGGTCATACCCACAGAACTCGCTCAGGGAACACAGAGTCCTTCTCAGGAAGTTGCAGTCAGAGAGGGTGTAGTTATCCCTGCTGGTGAATCTGCGCCCATAGAACAGGTTTCTGGTGCGCCTACGCAAGAACTTGGAAATATATCATCACCTATGGCCGGGGTAAGAAGTTCTGCTGCGAATGCCATGAAGGAGAGTGCGATAGAGAAGAGTGCATCAACAAATATTAGTCCTATACTCAACAACCTATCAAATGTGACCAACAATAACGTATCAAATTCAAGCAGTACTGTAATCCCAACAAAGGCATACAATACTGAAAATAGTTTTAACAAAATCAACTCAGCACTATCCGGTGCAGTATAAGGAGAATCTTATGTTACAATTAGAATATCTAAAAGCAAAACTGAAAGAGAAAGTAGGAGAAGCTTCTACATGGGATGGAGCGGTACTAATCGCTGGTGGCGTTGCGGTATTGTTTGTTAAATCTATTGTTGCGTACATTGCATACGCAGCGATTCTGTATGGTGCTTATAAGATTTATAAGAAAGGATAAGATGGCGGAGAGGGAGAGATTCGAACTCTCGGAAGGGACTAACCTTCGCTTGTTTTCAAGACAAGTGCTTTAAACCACTCAGCCACCTCTCCGTGTCTTTTAGTTAATGGCGGAGTAGACGAGACTCGAACTCGCAACCACCGGCGTGACAGGCCGGTACGCTAACCAATTGCGCCACTACTCCAATTAAATTATTTATAGACGTTAAAATGGTGGCGGGGGAAGGATTCGAACCTTCGAAGGCATAGCCGTCAGATTTACAGTCTGATCCCTTTGACCGCTCGGGAACCCCGCCGCAAGAAAGAAGTGGGGCGAGTTAAACTCGCCCCTGAGAGATATTAGTCTTCGTTTGCTAACTTCTCAAAGTAAGACAACGCATCATCTTCTTCATCTTCTACAGCAGCAACTCTTTCCTTTGCAGGCGCAGGAGATGGAGTCTCGACGGCGAATGGAACTTCCATCCTGTCTTCAACCATATCCTCTGCAGCAGTCCTAGTCACAGATACAGTACCAAGAACTCTATCAAGACGTTCCTTTAACTGTTCATAAGTCTTAAATGACTCAGGAGAAACAAACTCTTGCAAAGAATTTTCTTTATTAAAGATTGCTTCTAACTCATCGTCATCATCAGACAATGCACTAACAGAATCAAACTCAGACTTGTCATAGTTGATATAACCGTCCACAGTTCGAATCTTCAACTTGAAGTTCGCACCTTCCCACAAATCAAATGGGTTTGTAGGTTCTTCATCCTCAAATGCGGGCTGCATGATATCAGAGATCTTATCAAAGATCTTCTTACCAAACTGGTATAAGAATACCTTACCTTCATTTTCTGGATGAGCGGGATCACTCACCACATAGATGTTTGAGAAATACTTCAACTTACGCTTGCGTTCTCTCGCAAGGTTTTGGTTTTCCGTAGTTCCAGTGTTCCATAATTCAGTGTTTGCTTCACTGACAGGACACTTCTTACCCAAGGTTGTCAAAGAGTTCTCAATGAACCAACCGCCTGGGCCTTTGAACCCATGAGTAAAGACGCGAACCCAAGGCAAATCTTCATCCGCAGGAGGCGGCAAGAATCGGATTACAGCATAACCATTTCCGGTCTTGTCTGTAGTTGGTTTCCAGAAACGATCATCTCTATTGGAAGAAGTTTGTTGGGGGGATTGGATCTTCTCTAACTCAGCAGTTAGCTTGCTGAAGTCCTTTCCTTTTTTGAGTTTTGCGAATGCATTCGACATAGTATTTCCTTATATTCGTAGTATTTTTGTATGTTAATATCATCATTATGATATTGTGTAGTATCATACCAAAGTAATATTGGTTTGTCAACTACTAATTATCCCTACTTGCTTCCGCAAGTTGAAGAGATTCTTGTGTGAAACCCCGCTTTGAGATTAACTCATTTCGGAATTTTTGTTTTAGTTTTGGTTTATTTGCTGTATAGTATTTGTCCAAAACCTCATCTTTGGTGAGGCTCTTCATATAGTAATGTTTTATTGTTTTCTTTTTTGTTTGCCGATTCACGTTTGTCGCACTTTTCTGATATTTCATTGGCATAATATAACTTCTCCTTAAGTTTCGTTTTCATCCTTCAGAGTTTCGTTGAGTTCCCTTCGACGTTTCTCTGTTCTATCAAGTCTCTGCCATCCGCCAGAGGTTTTCATTAACACATTTTCTGCATCATCAAAATTTGGAATATCTACTGGGCCTTCTGCCGCTAGTTTTGCGTTCTTAACTGCAAGCAAATTCATGTTTGCAGCAATCAATAGAAGTACCGCAAGAGGATCGAATACAAATACAATGAGAAGTATGATCCACTTGACTGCGTTCTCTAGTGCTTCTTCTGATGCGTTATTTCCTATTGCGAGTTCTGCGATATACTTAATTGGCCCAACTTCTGCTTCCAGTTGACGGTAACTGGTTTCCAGATCAAACTTCTCTAAATTAAGTTCGTCCAGTTTGTCTTCTAGAGTATCTATTATGTTTCTTTGTTCTGCAACCAACTCTAGTTTATTATCGTTCACAGGCGCACCCAGTTGCGCTCTAAGACGTTGTATGAGGGCATTGGAGTCAGTTATCTCCTGACGCACAGTTTCTCTTATATCCGCAATTTGATCCATTGCGGAGTCTATATTCTGGTTGTCTTTGTTTCGTATTTCGTCAATCTTTACTAGAAGCTTGTCTCTTTCTTCTAGTTGTTGCGCCCTAAAGTAATCAACTTTTGTTGCGGTTTCTTCTCCATAAGAACCATCGACAATAGTACCGACAATTCTTTGGATTATTCTTACGTTATTTTCTTGTATAGCGGTATCAAGTTGATCCATACGAGAATCAATATTCGCAACCTCATCTCTGTAAGGCTTGACTCTATTCTCAACAATCTCATTCTCTCTTTCGATGATACCCATCTGAGATTTTATCTGAGGATCTGCACGTTCATATGCAGTATCAATCCTCTGTTGTTCTCTATCTATCTGACTTTGTATTCCATCAGAGAAATCTATATCAGCAGTCTCAAAATCTTGTATCTTTGCTTCTGCGGCGTCTATAAGATAGTCTGTCCGTTGGATTTCATCTTCTACTCTGAGAATCTTAGATTGATTCTCCTGATTCCCTAGTGTCTGTTCTATATGTGCTGATGATAAGAACCCAAAAATTCCCATAGAGGTTATAAACATCAATACCAGAACAGCACTTACAAAGTATGTTTTGAGTAACACTGGACAAGTTTTCCAGTTTCGATATAACCAAGATGCGGTTACGAGTTTTCCGATCTCAAGAACCACTCCCATAATGATAATTGGAAGGACTGCAGCGGAAAATATCTTTGCCAGTCCAAATATAGAATAATATGCGGCGACTCCACTAATTGCTAGTGCCGATAAAAGTGTAATTATTGCTAGTTGCATTTTACTTCTCTAGTGATTTGCCATACTCTTCGTAATAATCGTCTAATAGTATCTTTCTCACTTTTTTAGTATAGGATTTATTATTTATCACCAAAAATCCTGAGTACTTTTTACACTTTCTTTTGTATATCGGCCAATAGATGGTATCATTGATTCTAACTCTATCCAAAAAGTCTAAGATTTTGTCTAAAATTACCAAAGTTTCTATGGATATGAGGCCTCTGCGTTCCATTTGCATGACCAGAGGGTATTCCCCATCAATACATCTAAAAATTTCGTCAAATTTTAACTCGTTCTTGACTGCGAGGTCTAACACTCTACCAAAATCCTCTTCAAAAAGATAAGATAGACTCTGATTTCTAGTTTTCCAGAGTTTATAGTAGTCTTGAGTCTCTTCTGAGAGCAAGTCTGAGGAATTTAAGAATTCCCCTCTTGCAATTGCAGTTCCGTTCTCGTTAGAAGACAGAAATACGGACAAAAAGTAGTTTTCTAACTCTTTGCGAGTGTATTTTTTACTCAAATCTTTGAAAACCGAACGATCTTTTCTTTTTAGATAAGTATTTTCGTGAATAGAGACTCTCCCACGATACTTTATGTAGTCATAGGCGTCATTTTTGGTTGAGAAATGATTTTTCATTGCTATAAACATTTTATAACACTCAAAATCATCGATTTTTCTGCTGGCCATGACCAGACCCGACCTCACAGGGGTAGTTGATTAGCAGTTTTTGCCATCATATTGAGACTTTCTGCCTCAAATTGGATTTTTTGTTTTAGAACTGTACTGAGAAGAGAGTTTATGCTCTCAAAGTCTAGTTCTTTTTCTTTGCAGTACATGATAATAGAGTCCATATACGACTGTCTTGTGTCTCGCACATACTTTTCAATTTCTTCACTGAACTCTTTTTGACTCATGGTCTTTAACATAATGGTTTTCCTATCGGTAGAATATATGGGCACCAATCTTAGTGGTGTAAACCAACTTAGAATGGAACTTAGATTTAACATAGTCTGCGTGATACCATAACGCTCCATCAGTAGGATCGCTGTGGCGTTCTGAACCATACTCTACGGTGACCATTGCAGCCACATTGGTTGCGCTTTTCCACGCAACCAAGTCTAGTATCTTGTCAGATTTACCATCACAGTACCAAGAAAATTGACATCTGTCCTTTACAGGAACAAATACAGCGTCATCTGGATCTTTGGTCATCCTAGTTTTCCATGACTCTTTGTATTCTCCCTGTCGGACTACGCCACATACAGTATTTGGATGTTTTGGAGCAAAAACCCGATTGAGAGTAACATATGCGACAGCGATTTGTCCCATAACACTCTCATTTCTGGATTCGAAGTAAATGTTTTCCGCAAGGCATCGAACTTCTTCTTCAATTCCTGCGTTCCTATCCAGAATACTGGTTGTCACTTTGCTGGGAGTAATTGCCCCCAGCGCAGCGACTAATAGAAGCATAAATTTCATATACAACTTTCCTGTGTTATGTTAATAACCCTTCAATTATATAACATAACTAAGATATTGTCAAGAAGTTCTACATATTAATTTGTAGATAAGACTGCGATAGGCTCTAGGTCTGGATCATAATTCACCGAGGCGGAGTTTCTCACAGTGTTCTTAATCACATCAAAGTATTTAGTATAATCTGATGTTATCGATTTTACGGATTCGATATTTTGTTCTGTCGGAAATGTCACGACAGTCTCTTCGTAATCTTCTCCATCCCAATTGAGGTCTGTTAGACTTGCTTGAAGTTGTCTGTAGTTTTCCACGGCGAGTTGTCCTTGTGTGAATTATTTGTTTTCTAGCGCCTCCAATCTACTTTCTAATTCGTCCATTTTTGCAGAAACATTTGGATACTTTTTTCTCCAAGTGTCTTCTGCATCTAAGACCTTTAAATTATACCGCGTTGCGGCCCAGTCGTATATAGAAGATACTTTTGCAAAGAACCATTTCCCTGCTGCAGTGTTCTGAAACCAACTGCTTGTAGCACTTCCGATTATACTTCCAGCGATAGCTTGAATTAACCATACCCACATATTTAGTACCTCGACTTCCGATTTTCGTCAAAAAACCGTGAAATAAATGAGGAATATTTGGAAATCATTACTTCCCAATTATTCCCGTTTTTAATTGATTATTATTTGTCAGACCATTTTTGACATAATATTCATCAATCATTCCAATCAAATCTCCGATATGATTGTCTCTCTTTGAGACATGGACTTCCGGATGTAATTCATTGTCTACCGCAGCAATAATAACAACCTGAGAAACAGGTATTCTGGTTCGTTCTTCAAACATTACTGCATACCCTGAGGCTTGTCTGAAGTACTTGTCTAATTTCTCTCCACCAAACGCACTGAGAGGTCGTTTAGACGTTTTAAAATCTATTATGGATAACTTACCATCGAATTCCGCAATACAGTCACATCGTCCTGCTATCCCCAGATGATCCGAATACATCGCATACTCTTGAGCATAGACTTTTCCGATTCTTTCATCAAGGACTGGTTTCATAATGTGAAACATTTCCAAGTCGCTTGGCATCGATTCCTTTTTCATAGGAAGATTATTGATATAGTCTTCGCACATTAAGTGGACGTTGGTTCCTCTACGAGATGCTTTGAGAGAGACTTTATTTGCCTCTGCTTCTCCGACTCGTTTTCTCCACGCCATGATGGCTGCTTTACTAAAGTAAGAAATTACTGTAGTGATAGAAGGATATCTCCCACCACTATCAGTAACGTACCATCTTTTTCCATCTTCATTTACAGTTTTAAGTTCGAAGTCATCAGACTTAAACTCTACATGATTAAACATAATTTATCTAACAACAATCACAATTACAACATTCGCAGCATTTGCAATTCATGTTATGTGCCTCCTTATTTTATTTCAGACTTTATCTTCTGAATCATTTTTCCAATATGTTGGTAGAATTGATTATCAACCCCCAACTGCCTATCCAACGTGGCATTGATTGCCATGTTAATAAAGGTTAGATCGTCCAACATTCTTTTTTCTGTTATATTGAAGCCAGATTGGTCTATTGCATCAATAATATTTACCATAAGACTATGAGATATGCTTCTCCCATACTCTTCTGCCTCGATGTAGTTTTGAATTCCTTCTAGATCTTTGGCATTGATAAATTTTCGTATTTCGAAAATATTTTTTGCGTCTACTAAATCGCCCATAGGTATCTCCTTAGACTATTCCTGCCTGCAGTTTATTAAGTATATAGGATTTGACAAAACAACTTCTCACGATATCTTCTTCTACAAATTCTGTAAACCCTACATCGGTCATGTTCTTCATAATATTCATAAACTGTAGTATGCCATCTTTATCGTTTGTTTTTGTGAAGTCGCTTTGACGAAAATCTCCACAAAATATAATTCTACAATTCTTTCCTAACCTTGTAATAATTGAATCCAATTCATGGAAATTCATATTCTGACACTCATCTACTAAAATGATGGTATCGTTTAATGTGACTCCTCTGATAAATGAGGTAGTCATGAAATTAATCGCACCCTTCTTTTTCAGTAATTGGTATGCGTCTCCTCTGCAAAATAAATCAGAGAAGATTGATTTATATGGAGCCTCATAGACTTCCATCTTTTGTTCTTCCGAACCTGGCAAAAACCCGATATCTCTTGTAGGTACAATACTCCTTACTATGCTTAAATTTTTATATCTCGGGCCTAAGTCAAATAGTTCTCTCGCTGCTAGATACAAAGAAATGTAAGTCTTTCCTGTTCCAGCGACACCATGTAAAAATAGGTGTTTTCCGTTTTCAAAGTCTTCAAATACTCTGCTCTGATTCGCAGTCATTGGATGAATGTCCACTATGTTGAAGTGTGATTCGTTCAATGCGAACCTTGCAGTTTTTCTTCTATGCTTACCCATGAAATGGCTCCTGTTGTTGAGCACCATCCCATAATATTCCATAATAAAAAACTCAAATCGCAGCGCCTGGCACTTTTCTAGCTTTATCTAAAACTCCTTCCTTAAAGTCTTTTGGTATCTTCTTGACACCCAATGCAATCGGATCACCGACATTCACTTTCAATATAGTTTGAGATACTGCATTTTCTCCGCACTTTTCGCATGGTTCCTGTAGAGGTCTATTTCTTTCGGATATTTTCAGTATTTCCTCAAATCTATAATTACATGAATTACAAATATATGTGTATGTTGGCATATTATTCCCTATGCAATATTATCATAATAATCCGATATGTCATGATCTTTGACCAATGACAGAAACGGCACTTTGGAGAAGATTGAACTTACCATCAGTTTAAATCTAATCCAATCAAAATTTAATAAAGAAGATGTAGTGTACACTATTTTTTTCTTCTTGTCTACCACTTTAATGTCTCCTATGTGCCTATAGAACAACATAGGCAACGGAACGGCAGGAACTATATCGGCTCCTTGTACATGGCGGTAGATGGTTGATTTTACATTCTTTGCGTACTTTTTGCTTCCAACTCTCGGCTGGCCATAAGTGTAAACTTGACAAAGATACTTTGATCTAGCAGCAGCAACAGTTGCGAGAGCGCCTCCCAAACTGTGACCGCAAATGTAGACCAAATCTCCGGACGCATGGATTGAGTCCAGATAGAGTTCTACATCATCCCAAATTTTATCAAGGGCTTCTGCGAAACCACTATGAACAATCCCTTGTCGTTCTTCGGATTTCTTTGGGATGATATTGATATCAGCTAAGATGTCTTTGAGTTCTGTTGGTTCAGTTCCGCGAAAAGAAAGAACAATACAAGTTCCAGTCTTTACTACGAGTGCTTCTGTACCATCGTTATCAAAAGTTTTGAAGTGTGATTTGGTATAACCCGACAATGCATTCTCTAAGAAATGTTTGTTGTCGGTCTTGTACACTAACACTGAGAAGAGTGCTAGTTGTTTAGCGACAGATGTGGAATACTCACCCGCCTTTTCGATAGTTTTATATTTTTCGAATTCTTTTTTTAAATCCAGTTCCATCGTTAATCCCCATAATATCAATATTATTTATAGTATAATTATTTTTGGAGTATTTCTTCATTCTATTCTTAGCCCTCTGTATCTTGAGACTAGAAACCTTGGAAGTAAACACTACGCCGTTTAGATGATCCAGTTCATGTTGGAAACATCTCGCATCAATTCCATAAAGTAATTCTTGTCTTTTATTTTGATTTTCATCATAATACTCTACCTCAACCGACTTTGGTCTAGATATTTCTAGGAATAAATTAGGGTAACTCAGACATCCTTCTGTGTCTGCCTGAATGCTTTTGGATTTAGATAAGATCTTAGGATTTATTGCGGTGACAAATTCTCCAGAACTTCTCTGCATAACAAATATTCTGGCGTCGAGGTTGAGTTGATTCGCACTCAGGCCGCGCCCAGCATGAAATAACATATTATCTATCATCTCCACACTTAATTGTGGAGCATCGTATAGTTCGTAATCGAAGTCCTTAAGTTTAGTAGTCAGTACCTTATGTGGAGCTTCTATCAATTTCAATTTTTTATAAAAAAGTCTAGTATTAAAATTTGACATGAAAAATATTTAGTAATCTTTTATTAAGAAAAACCCCAATTCAGTTTCCCAAATCGGGGTCTTTATGAAGATATTATGGAGTTTTTATCCAGCGATACCGAAGTCTATGTTGTCTACTAAGACTTTGCAGTAGTCAAATACAGAATATCCATTAATATAGACCAGTTCTTTTCCGGTCTTTTTTCTATACTGAATACCATATTTGTTAAGACAATTTGCTAGCATTTCTCTTTTGGGACTAATAGTCGCAAATCCGTATCTTGAGACATCATTTGATGATGTCGCGCACCCTAATAGTGCAGCGGTTGTTAATATCAGTATTAGTTTTTGCATCATATGGCCATTTGCCCCAGAGCGTGCATTGCCGCTACAGATGGGCCGAAGCCAATTACAATATACATAAACATTTCTAACTTTCTTCCAGTGTTGTCCGAAAATAACCATCCGTCAGAATGATGGTCATACGAAGTTTCTACATTATTTTTCATTACTTTTTTATTTTTTGCCTCCTTTAAGACATATAGTTAGGTCACTACAAGTAACATCACTTTGTTACTTTGAGTAACGAAATTATTTATAAAAAGGAGGATGAAAAAATCGTGAAAACTGAACCTTTTTGTGATGTTTATTGACAATGTAGTGTTGCATAAGAACAACACCATGTTCAAAAATCACTCCAAAGGATCGCCGACTATGGGATTGAGTAAATTGTCTTTCTTGTCATATACACTAAGACGACCATGAGCAAGACCATAAGTGAACTTATTTGTGATTATATTGATCCCATTATAATCTTTAATTTTCTCTTTTCCATCCGACTCAATTTGTTTTACTAACTGAGTTAATGTGTTCCACTTTTTTTCTGCGTACTCAAGACCCATTTGTTGCTCTCTCTGTAAGATATTTTTTGTAGTCCACCCACCCCTTGCTGGTGTTAAACCCCCAAGTTCTAGTTTTCTTTGTTCTCATAAAGAGACTCAATGCGTATGAACCTTCTGGAACTTCTATCCAGTGTAAAGATTTAGCCTTAGAGAATCTCCAGTGACCCGGCCCTCTCCAGAATTTTCCTTCTGGTGTATGTTCCCAGTATCCGCCCCAGAGAATGAAGGTGAAGTAATCCCAAGGATGGTCATGAAGAACCGGCTCATCAGATAACATAATCTTATGAAGATAAATGTTAAATTTCAAATCCCTGCTTTCTCCCAATGTGCTGGTTTTATCTTTTATCAATTGCCACCGGATCATGTAGGGATGTTTATCATCCCTATCCATTATAATTCTTTTCCGTCCAAACATTATTTCATTAGTACCTTAATCTTACTACCAACTCCTGGCTGCCTTCTGGCATTTGTAGTGGTATAGATTCCATCGACTTCTACAGTAACTCTGTAATAGTCTACTTTCTGAAAAGTTTCTTCAGTAAAAACAGTCTCGCACTGGTTCACAGTTTTGTACTCAGTGTTCCTTTCTTTTCGACTTTGCTCTACCCTATCTCCAATTCTTGCACCCAAAACCACACCAGTTATCGTAGCGAGGGTTTTACCTTGACCCCCACCAACTCTACTCCCAAGTCCGCCACCCAGTACAGCGCCTATTAGACCGCCTGTAGACCCGAATTTGCGTTCTACCGAACGACCAACCGTCCCGCCACCAGAGCGATGCCGTTCGATTGGAATCAGGACATCCCTGCATATTCTTTGCGGCCGTCTATTGACAACTTCATAATATACAGGTTCTGAAGATATAACTTCTGCTTCGACCAACTCCGCACCATGAACCGCATTTGTTACAAAAACAGTTGCGAAAATTATGGATGCATAGATTGCTACATAATAACTATGATTTTTTTGCATCAAGGATCTCCTGATATTTCTTTTCCAAAAACTCTTTATTTGCCTCAATATAATCTTGAAGTCTTTCAAATCGCGGAAGTTGATAATGCATCCGTTCTTTACAATTATCGTTGTACATAATAAGTACCCATTCATCGAAACCTGTCATATCTTCTCTCCTAAAAATCGGAATGTGCTTCGCGGAAACACTCCATTGCTAAAGGCACTTCCAATCGATATGCCTCCTTTTCCCAAGGCTGTTCCATATATTCAACATTGTCCCAGTTTTTTGGAGACTTTTTCCACATCGTTCCAACGTGCCAAGGGCCATCATAAACATCTCGCAATTCTTTACGAGCGTACTGTTTAACATGAACCATTTCATGACAAAGTGCAGATATCAAATCGAAAATTTTCATACCTTTCTGAATACGAATTTCAAACTCATTTTTGTCGATATGATGACATTCTGCATGAGTTCCGTCTGCGAAATTTTTAAAGATGACTTCAATATCAAGAGTTCTGAATCTTGCAAGAAGTTTTTTTGCACACCATTCAACTGTAATCTTAGCGATCTTGGATTCACCTTTCAGGCCGCCTCTTACAGAAAAAACATTGGACATATTTTTGGATCTCTCTATCAACTTACTGAGCTATTCTCTCATAGATTGAGAACTGAGTCAAGGATTTTTTTAGATTATTTTAATCTAAGTCCATCTCTTTTAATTCTTTTTTGGTAAGATCCCTAAATTTTCTCCGAGAAACACTCCAGTGTGATGGCGGCTTTGAAAAATATTTAGGGGTTTTGGAGCCTTTCGGGATATAACCCACTAAAGAACTGCCGGATGTGATGTAGATGTGGTTGGCAACCTTGCCGTCACCCTCATCCCATTCTGTTATTTCTTGTCGATATCTCATAATTTACCAAATAAAGTTCAAAATCAGAAAAAGTATTACAGTTACGATGATTACGATTGTTTCTGGTTCTTTCCAGACTCCATCCCAATTCATCTCTTCTTCTGGAGTCGCAGACTCCATCATTGCCGTTGCAGCATCATCTGCTGCAGACGGCAACTCATCTTTCTCTCTATATTCTTCATAGAGATCCAGATCAGTAGGAAATCTCATTGTACTAGGTACTTTCCATTCTTAATTGCGTACTTGACAGAACCCACTTCGATACACTTCCAACCTTTGGTGCCAGAGGAGGATTCCCGCATAAGTTCGACGGTTTCTGTCATCTCAACACCTTCTTCCATAACCTTAGTCGCAAGAAGATTCCAACTATCAGTCCAAGGCTTGGTTCCGTTGATGATATCAGTCAACCGAACGGTTTTGAAGTGTTTCATTTCGGGAAGTTCGAACTTAGTTCCGGTTTCCCCAATTTGCATATTGGTGGTATCGAACATATATCCATCAATTTCGTGGATGGTCTGTAGACCAGTCGAACCAGTAGAAAAACTTGCAGTATAACCCATAATATATTCCTTATAACTTGATTTGAATGCCAACAGCGGCAAGGGCTTTTTCCCAAAGAGTTTTGGGAGTGTGGTACTTGATCAGCGCACTGACCTCTCGACGCCAATACATGATCCAGTCATCGACCTTCTCACTATCTTTGCCGTGTTTTTCGGTCAACATCAAATAACGAAGACGCATTTCATAGGATCCATTAGAGGCACCTTCGAAACCGCCAAACCGATTAATGATTCGCGTAGCCTCTTTACGGGTCATCTGCTGAACCATAGTTTGGGGAAGATCTGGAACACCTTTCAATCGCATATTTCTCTCTCTAATCAACAAAATATTAGCATATTATAGATGATTAGAGAGAGTTCGTCAAGGACTTTTTGAAAATAATTTAAGTTTTTTTAGACCGATTTGGTCTAAGGGTTATAGTTGTTATAACTAAAATACTAGCGCGTAGGCAAATGGTGACACCATAAAAATCGCAAGTGGACTTAACATCCGTATCAGGACAACATTAGACATTTTTTACTCCTATAATATAATTGTTACAAAATTGTGACAACTATACTATATATAAAAAAATGTTACAGAATTATGACAGTCCCTACATTAATTCAAAATGAGGGGCATCAATGAACGGTCTTCTACCCTGAGATCGTCTCGTATCGATATAGGAATTCATCGCATCTTCCATAGTTCCGTCCCAATCTCTAATATCGCTGATAGTCCATGCAGCACCCCAGCGAACAGCGACTCCAACTTTCTCCGCACCAATTTTTACTGCATCTGCGATTTCGTCATAGACATTGAGTTCCCAACTTCCGCGACTACCGATATAAGCCATAAGATCGACTGCGCGGCCTTCTAGGTGTTTGGACTTCATTGTTTGTGATGCTCCAGCAGCAACCAGTTCTTCTTGTTTCTGAATAGAACGGACACCTTCGATGACTCCGAAATCAATCTTGGTTTCTTCGATTGCATATTTGACTACTTGGACTAAATCCGGATCAACTCCGTCTAGTCTCTTCAATGATCTTGATGATAAATTAAATCCCATAATATAATCCTCCGATTAAAAAACTATTTATACTGATATCTCAATTGAAAAATTAATACTAAATGAAGTCTCATTTCCAGTTGGATCCTTTATTGTAAAAGTATGTGTGTTTGATGCAGCGCCCATTCCGGTTTTATCTAATGTAAACTGCACAAATCCGAATGTGTAGGTAGAATAATTATCGAAGTTAGATAGACCTCCGCCTTCAGTCAAAGAAGATCCCGTACCTTGGTTATCGCTGCACTTAAATTGATAACCAGAAAAACTAGATGCTGTGGATGTTGTCCACCTAAATTCTTGAAGAGTCTTTGTTGGTTCATTTGCGTATCCAAAAGACGAAGAGTGTGTCGGAGTTGTATTTAATGAATGACCAGATATTGCATTTCCTTCTTGAGATTTAATTTCTATAAATCCATTCTCCAAGAAATTCACAATAATCCGCATAAGAGGTTGACCCGATCCACCCATTTGCCGGTTTGAGGTTACGTCTACCGAGGTCAATGTAGTTCCAATTGAAGTAGTCGGGGCAGCAGGAGTTAATGGCCATACTTCGGTATTGTTTCCGTCTGCGTCTGTATAGAATACTTTATTTACCACTTGGTTATTGTAGTAAACATTAGTAGGTACACTGCCGTTATAGTGAAACTTAGTCATTATGAAGTCGAGATATAGAGATTGCCGTTACTGAATGATACTTTGACTCCACCTAGATCCTGAGAAGTAGCTGCGGGAACAGGAACATTTACATATGCATTTGTACCAGACATTTGTACTGCATAGTTTTGCGAAGCAACATTAGTGCTATAATTGGTAGTAATGCCGCCTAAGGTGCCCGGCCCAGCAGTTGGCAAAGTATATGCAGATGGAATAGATGGCTTATTATCCAAGTCATCGTAGTCGCCAGAGAATACTGCATTATCAACATATGTTTGTGTAGCGTATCCTGTTAACGAAGGTATAGTCGGTTTATTATCCAAGTCATTATAGTCACCAGAGAAACCGCCACCAGTAGAAGAGACCCAAGGGACATTCACATATGCCTTATTGCTACCATCTAGTATCACCGGATAGTTTTTATTGTTCTGTGAATACCCTATTCTTATTCCACCCAATACCCCGGCAGCTGCAGTCGGCAAAGTATATGCGGATGGAATAGATGGTTTATTATCCAAGTCATTGTAGTCGCCAGAAAAAATATCTGAAGTATTTGCCTTCAATGCAAGGGAATTTGTTATTGTTGTGCTAAAGTTAGAATCGTCTCCCAGTGCCGCTGCCAATTCATTCAATGTGTTTAGTGCGGAAGGAGCAGAATCTACTAAATTAGAAACTGCAGTATCGACATATGTTTCCGTAGCATATCCAGATAGGTCTGTCCCAGAAGGAACATCGGTCAGGTCATTATAAGATCCAGAGAATAAACTTGGTTTATTAGACAAGTCATTATAAGATCCAGAGAATAAACTTGGTTTACTGGACAAGTCACTATAGTTACCGGAGAATAAACTTGGTTTATTGTTTAGATCATCGTAACTCCCAGAACTTGCGACTGCGTGGAGATTATCTATTCTAGTATCCAATGCGGTATCTGCAGATGCTCTTGTAGATGCCTCGGAATCTATATTAGTTTGTAAGGTAGTATCTGCAGATGCTCTTGTAGATGCCTCGGAATCTATATTAGTTTGTAAGGTAGTATCTGCAGATGCTCTTGTAGATGATTCTTGCACCAACGCAGCATCAAGTTTATTATCCGCATCTTTGAGACTAGTCGATGCAGTCAAGTGAGTACTGGAACTATTTGCGACATATTGACCAGATCCAGTTAATCCTGCTCCCGATTGAGTTGTATCTAATTCTGTCTGTAACGCACTATCCGCATTTTGCCTTGCGGTAGTTTCTGTCGCAATTGCGTCTGCGTTTACTTTTGATTGTGCGTCAAGTTTTTCGTCTGCATCCTGTAACGAAACTGCTTCGTCGATATAATTAGCATCCGTCTTGGCAATATAACTTCCATCCGTATCTAAACCAGCACCGATCTGAGTCGCATCTAGTTCATTTTGTATCGCAAAGATTGCTGAATCTAGAAGAGAGTCTGCGCCTCTCAGAGATGATGCAGTTTGTATATAATTACTACTAGAGTCTTCCGCATACGCACCAGAGAATGTTAATCCCGATCCCAATTGAGTTGCATTTAATTCTGATTGAAGTGCTGCGGTTGTACCCAGAATAGTCGTATGGAAATCCGAATCGTCGTTGATTGCGGCCGCGAGTTCATTGAGTGTATCTAGTGTAGATGGTGCAGAATCTATCAGACTGGCAATTGCCCTATCGGTATATTGCGTTGTTGCAATTTTAGTTGAGTTGTCTCCTTCTGATGGAGTTATTGTGTCCAGTGTCGCCGATGCGATGTAATCAGAAACTTTTCCGTCAGTATAGTATAAATTTGACGGATGTTCATCTACATACTGAGTATCTATTCTTCCAAAGTTGTATTTTGGAGAATCTACCCCGTTAATATCAATTCTCTGGCCGGTGTATTGAATAAGGTCTCCGAGATCTGGTTCTCCCGATTCGATATCAGAAAGTCTTCTCAATGATAGAGAAACCTGAGCATCTGGAGCGAATCTTATAGAAATGGGGACGATCTGGCTCTCTACGCCATAAACATCTTCTAAGTAAAGTTTGATGGCCTCTGCTTCTACTCTAGTAGAAGCGATTCGGAGAAAGCTGTCTTCTCGTAAGACACCCCGACTTCTGGTTTGGTTGGTGCGATTATATATTTGTTTTGGTTGAACAATATATACGAATGCATCTTCTGTGACAGAATCTATAGAATCAAAACTTGTGCTATTGTAGGATACCGACATTATAATTCCCGAAAGAACTATTTATATGGTGTTTTGCTCGTAGACAGTATTATATTGCCGAGTAGTTCGAATGAATGTACAACACTTGGACATATTCTTGATATTCTTCGCACCGATATAACTACAGGTAGACCTCAGACCCCCCAGAATGTCCTGTAAGGTAGGTTCTATATCGCCCCTATACTTTATCAGTACTTCTCTTCCTTCAGCGCTACGGTAGTTTTTGAGACCGCCATTGTGTGTTTCGTTTGCAGTCTTAGAACTCATTCCATAGAATGTGATATTCCCATCAACTATTTCGGAATCTGGATCTAATCCCTGTTCATGACCAGACAACATTCCGCCTGCCATAACAAAGTCCGCTCCAGCACAAAAGGCCTTGGCGATATCAGCTGGAGTCCGGCATCCGCCATCCGCAATGATGTGACCGCCCAAACCGTGAGCAGCATCAGCACATTCTATGATTGCGGAAAGCTGGGGATACCCAACTCCAGTCTTAATTCTAGTCGTACATACAGAACCTGGCCCGATACCTACTTTAATGATATCTGCGCCTCGCAGTAAGAGTTCTCCGGTCTGATCTGCAGTCGCGACATTCCCAGCGATGATAATCAAATGGGGAAATGTATTACGGATATCTTCTACATAGTCACCGAAACTTTCAGTGTATCCGTTTGCAACATCGATACAGACATACTTAATTTCTGTTTCAGAACACACTCGTTCTAACTTTTCTTTATCTTCTAGAGTCATGCCGATAGTCACTGCAACAGATTCTACAGTTTGTGAATTGTCTACAAAAAAGTTTATCAACTCTTCGGAACTATAACTCTTCTTGAGACAAGTAAATAATCCAAGATTCGAAAGGGTCAGTGCCATTGATAGAGTTCCGACTCCATCCATATTTGCAGCCATTATAGGAATACCAGAATAATCTCTGCGAGCAAGAGGTTTCTCATTCCAAGAGAAACTATCAAACCCATCAATTTCACCTATGTTAATGAATTCTGGATATTCTGGCGGAGTTCTTAAATGTGCAGGCGGAGAATAATTGCGAAATTGATATTCTCTTTCTAGTTGTACTTCGCCGCGTGAGGTAAGTGTAGATCTTTTGGGGCGAATCAAAACATCATCGAAGTCATACTTTAATGCTTCTTCAATTATCATTCAACATTTTCCTTATTAGCGGAAGGGAGATTATGAGATTCTAGAAAAGTATTCCATAACCTATCAAATCTCATTTCATACAACTCTTTTAGGCCCAGTAACTTGTTTGCAAGAACATCTTCTGTTTCCGGTGGCATTGTAAATTTTGGATTGTCTAGAACATATTCCATCAGCATATTGATATCATCTACTATGTACCAACACTGATGGATATCTTGTTCTAGGTCAAATCGATCTTTACTTTTCTTCGTCATCTTGTTCTCTATAGTCTTCTATATTGAAGACATTATTTTCTTTGCGATTGCCGCGGTTTTTTGCGACCAAATCTAATGCCATTTTTATCAACTGGAGTTCTTCTTCGGTCATTTCTAGACCTTCATACTTTCCATCATCATCGTCAGACATTGAATTTCCTATATATTAATAAGTGCGACAATGTGGGATCAAGAGCGTTGATGAGGGAGAGAGGAATTCTCTATCACCCACACTTGTCGCGGTCTTTCGGCAACCAACCCTATACCATTATTTTAGAACTGGAAGGTATAGATTCACAGCCACCTCGTTCATATTAAACACTTCAAAAGAAATAGAGGTTTTTTCATTTCTTGAGATACACTATACAGATTTAATCTATACTTGTCAAGTTTTTTTACCAGTGATTTAGCGGAGACCATGCATCGCATAATAAATTGTAATGGTTTTCGTTTTTCGAATGGATTATTTTAGATACGGCGTACAACAACCAGACTCCAAACATTTCATTGAGTTCTTTCCCGATTTTCAAGAGAGTCGGACAATGCATTTCGTATGCTTCATATCCGGTCTTATATGTCTTATCGTCTCTCTCAATGATTCGGAAGATTACTTGGATTTGGTTTACTTGTCTAGTGATGTCAAAGACATCTTCGATCTCGCCAGTTGAATTGAAGTCGCCATTGGAATTCACCCACACAGGTTCATAAGTTACTTTCACGATATATTTGTCGGCGACATTTCTAGGAATTCTTTCTATTTTAACTTTAGGATCGTCAAAGAAAACATTATCCGCACTCATAAGCGTTCGCATCGTCAAATGCGAAGAGTTGTTTCCGGTATCTTTCTTTTTGGAGCCTTGTTCGTTTTCCATAATAGATTCCTTATACTATTAATTTATAATCAATGAATATTTAGAATCTCTATTTGGGTGGGGTTTTGGTTGGTTCGGCGCACTGTCTACATATTGTACCATGTATTGGGCCGAGTTGTGAATAATGCGTGATAACGAAGAGATCTACATCTTTTAATTCCTCACACCTTTTACACTTTCGTAATATGATCACGGAATCTCCGAAATTTGGTGCCGGTTGAGAGAATCGAACTCCCGACCTTCTCATTACAAGTGAGTTGCTCTACCTGCTGAGCTAAACCGGCAAAGAGGGTAGAGGCGGATGGGAATCCAACCCATCGGAAAACTTGTCGTATCCTATCCTCAGTGCGTAGTACAGGAACCGCGTTGCCCACACGATTAATGCCATCTCTGAAGTACTAGGGGGCAATTGACTCAGGCTCTCTATAGAGCATTTCCTCAAATCGCAGACGCCTCATTATTCTATATTTTTTTCCAATCCTTTATTGTAGAAACTCGTATATCTTGATACTGTTTAGTTTCTGTATTTTGTACCACAATAACATCACTAGTAGAATTCTGATGCATCGGTTTACCTTTCATGGTTCCGATCACAGACTCCGTTCTACCAGAGTTGACAGTTTTGTAAGTGATTTTTGCTGTGCCCAAACTAAGGGTCTTCAACAGGTTTTCAATTGTATCCATTACAAAAGTCTCTCTTTGGAGCGGGTACTGAGAATCGAACTCAGATGATCAGCTTGGAAGGCTGACGTAATAGCCTTTATACGATACCCGCAAAAACTCATAACAAAAAGAGCAGTTTTATCCTAGATGACTTACTCAGGTCATCCTCAACACTCAGACGATTGTTACCTCTAGGGATCTCCTTAATAAAACGGAGAACGGAAAGTCTAGCCTAGTAAGTGGAGTCTGCAGTACTCCATACAATCACTGGTTGAGTATTCGACTCTATCGTCGATTCTGTATATTATTTATACTAGTTTTCCTCATCATTTTTAAAAAATTGATAATATAAAACAACATCTCTTTTGTTGTGTTTCAACTCATACTTCAGAGTTAAATTTTTTCTCTTAGCATATCGCTGAAGTTCAAATACACGATGAGCCCGTTCTGGTTTAGAATCAAAAATTTCAAAACATTGCCAGATCATCTTACTTTTTGTCCCAATCAATTTCTGTATCCATTGCGTAAGTAATTGCTTCTCGTAATTCTGGGAATATCTTATTCATTGCAGCGATATAGACTTCTGCAGCTTCACGATCCAGTTCATGTTTCCCGTATATCCGTTCCTTTATGGAATGAATATAACGAAGAAAAGATTCATACTTCTCTTCTTCTATCCGTTTTTCTTCTTCTGACAAATCTTCGTCTGTCTTTGGCTTATCGCCGCTGGGGAAATCTATAATATCCCCCATGATTATTGTCCGTAATAAAGAGAATCCGCAAGTTCGATCAGAGTTTTGTTCTCTGAAGAGGTAAGATTGCATATGCGGTAAAGCGTGTTATCTTCCTTGTTCCAATCATAGATGGCAACCCAAGTCCCACTAGGCCCGCGAGATGATCCAGCAATAATTTCTGAACCATCTACGGTTTCGTATACCTTCAGTTTAGTGACTGTAAGGGGGTTAACAAAGTGTCCAGCGGAAATTGTTTCCATTACGAATACTCCCATCCTAACCCATGATTCAAGTCTAAAGTGCAGTATTCCATCTCCGGAATCTCTTCTCTTAGTTCTCGTTTATTCCAAAAAGAAATTAAGTTCTTATTACAAGAATGTATATTTTCCTTGTAATAAAATTCACCACCAAATTCTTTGCCTTCTGACTTTAGAGTTTCTAATTCTTTGCGGAGATATTCTCTAGTAAACATTATGCTGCCTCTCGTTGTTCCAAAACGATGTCGCGAACCCACTCGCGGTCTACGGTGTCGCCTTCGAACTCATGTTCTTGATGACGAATCATTCGTTCCGCATAACCAGCGACAACTTCTTCCCTAGTGAACTGCATTTCGGGATAAAGTTCAGACTCTGGGCTGTAAAAATCAAGAACGTACTCGATAAATTCTTCCAGTTTTTGGTCTTGTTTGCCAGAAATGGCAAAAAGTTCCAGTTGAGTTCCTTTAGATGACTTAATCACTACACAATCTCCACAACTTCTTCTGCATAAACAGGCAAAGTCGTTCCAACCGGACGAATTTTACCCATGACGTTGACTTCTTTTGCCAACTCGACTTCAAGTTCGATCTTTCCGCCGTGACATTCTCGGCGACCAACCACCGTTCCTTCTATCAGGAACTCCCCAATATACATTGCGGTGGCTGTTTTGCCGACAGCGGTTCCCCAAGGAGTTAATTTTTCTTCGACAACAGTCATTTTTCTCTCTTTCCTTACAATCTCATCAAGTGAACCACTATTATAGGGTATATTGGGGATGTTGTCAACTATATTTAATCAAATATAGTAACTTTTTTTAGATTATTCTGGTCTAAGACTCTTCTTCCTCATAACCATCGGGTCTATGATACTTAGTTTTGTCTCTGTGCGTCTTTGCAGTCGCACCAAATTGTGCTGCGTACTTCGCAACATAGTTGTTTAGGGGATTTTTTGCAGGATCTTCGGAAGTTTTTCCGATAGTTACTCTGCTTCTTCTGCGTCTAGCCATGTCATTTCTCGTTTTAATTAATTTGCGAAGACACTTTTTCATTATTTTTCTTATTCTCTCTTCGGTCAAGTTTATCTGCGGCAATTGAAGAGATTAACATCTCTCGTAATTCTTCAACAGACCAAGTTTCGGTATCAAATTCGCGTTCTTTCGCAAGAGATATGACATTTCCATCCGACATTCCTCTAATCCAGTCGCTAGTGGACTTGATTGCCTCGTACCTTGACAGATTTTCATCTAAAAAGTCTTGATATGTCATACAAATGCCGTGATGAGCAGCGTGACTGCGACTCCAGTGAAGAAACTCACCCAAGAAAGTTCGTATTCGTCCAAATTTAATTTTTCCATAAACCTATCGAAGAGTTGTTTGTGTGCTTCGATAAGATTTCTCACTGCTTTCATAATATCAGCCATTTCTTGGATCCCTCGCTTGTTGTTTAAGTTGCTCTAAGTACTCCTTAGAGGGCTGTGGTTGATGTTGTTGTGGTTGTGCCATGTTACTCTCCTAAACGTAACTAAAGTCTCCCATTATCCTAGTTGGATATCCATCAGTTCCCTGAGAATCGCGGATATTCATTTTGATAACATATTTCGGAGTTTTCACTTCGATATCGACTCGTTTACCAGTTCCGGTTTTGCCTCCATAGAATACATTCACGCCTTGTATCTGTGTTGCATTATTAAGATATGGAAGATCTACCGTGTATGTTTTGATTCCTGACGATACTTTATGTACCACACAATAACCATAACCAATTCCGGATCTTAAGAATTCTCGTAGTTTTATTTTATCTGCTCTTCCTACTTCTCGTTTCCCTGTATACCCACCATTAAAAGGCTTACAAAATTCTTCTGGATCTAATCCCAACATATTCAAGAGTTTCAATCCATCCGCATTTTCTACAATTCCGTTCTCTATTTCTTTGCGAGTAAGAATTGTCTTCACTCCTATATTAAAAAATGTCACTGTGTTCTTTAACTTTAAACTCAGATAAGCGATATCTCTTTGTCCGGACTTGATGGTCAAATCCGTGACCGCCTTCCCTATATCCAGACCACTTGTAGGCGAAGATATAATCGGAGTGTTTCCTCTAAAGATCAATGGGCGTCGAGTGTTTGCTGCACCCTCTTCCATAATCTTTAGATCTTTCAGTGAATCTAGTTTATACGCCCTTCGAAGATAGTCAATAGATTTTTGAGTCTGCACATCAGAAATTTTTTCTCCTCGCCAGAACGATCTAACATCTTCCGCATATAGACCTTCGAAAAGATTTCCTCTATTGTTGGTTCCTCTATTTCCTCGACTTCCTTCTCCCATAGAAAGTTTAACATTCTTGAGGTTTAGGTTTCGTTTGATTCTATCTAATTGAACAGTTCCAGTTAAAGCTCGAGTCACTTTAATATTTTTCTTTTCTGCAGATTTCCTAGACAATGCAATAGGCTTCTTAACTCTAGGATAAGTAGTCGTTAAGAAGTCAAACACAGAGACATACTCCGGATCTGATAAAAAGTTTCTATCTTTCAAAATTTCTTCTTTTCTTTCCGGTATAAAGTCGTAAGCCATTTCGTTCCCCTTTCTCAGAGAACTATTTAGGAGAAACGCGCTGGTTTCCCCGCTAATTTTCTTGGCCCTCAGGAGTAGACCTTCTTGCATTCCGTTCCTCATCAGACTCGGAGTCTTTCTCTAAGATATCATCAACCATCCCAATGACATCATGCAGAGTCGCAGTGGATGCAGAGAGTCTCGCAAGAAAATCTTTATTCTGAACACCTTCGTCCAGAAAACTCTGAGCAAAATCTAATTCCTCTAGAAGAGTCTTTCGCATTCCACCCAGAGAGTCTCTGTAGTATTTAACGTCCTGTGACATAATCACCTCCCGCGCGAGTTGCAATCTCAGACATCTTCACCTGATATTCTGCGTGAACATCTAGAAGCTTCAGAACGTGTGCGTAAGCAATCTTCTGTCCGCTCAACTGAGAAATCTGAGGAATCCCTTCAAGAGAATCTTCGATTGCGCGAAGTCGCTTTTCGATTGTTAGAAGTTGTTCTAGAACTTCCGACTTGATCATTGCTAAACTATCCATACTTTTCTCCAATTAAATTCCTAAAGGATTGGCATTCTCAATCCGATCTTTTGCAATATTAAAATACTTCTCTTCCATTTCAATCCCAATAAAGTTGCGTTGGGTGTTCATACACGCAACCCCAGTAGTACCACTGCCCATAGTGTTATCAAGAACTGTATCACCTTCATTAGAATATGTTTTGATAAAATACTCCATCATCTCAATGGGTTTTTGTGTTGGGTGATAACCCTTCTCTTGCTTCCATCGTTGTACAGTCTTTGGATATCGAGACCCATCCGGATTGTCACGATGTTTAGACTTTGCACTGCCGTAGACTTCGCCAATCTTAGATTTTTCTGAAGAGAATCCACTGTATGGTGTACTGTACCACATTTGCGGATTGTATGTAGGTTTATCTCTATAAAACACCAAAACATTTTCATGAGACTTTAAAGGCATGATCTTGGCATTCATTGGGTTAGTTCCCTGAGGCTTCTCCCATATCCACTCATACTTTAAGTTCTCAATATTTGATGCAGCCAACACAGTTGTAAACGGTTGTTGAGAAGTGAATACCATAGCGGCATTCTTTTTACATACACGATTATACTGATCCCACAACTGATCAAGTGGAATAATAGTGTCCCACTTACAGGCAGTAGTGCCGTATGGCAGATCTACCAATAACATATCAACGGAGTTATCATCGATCTCCGGCAAAACATCCAAACAATTTCCTATGCGTAAATCTCTTTCCATTCTTCCGCCTTTATAACATATTCTGATTCTAAGAGTTCATTCAACCTAGTTGTAGTAGTTATCCAATCATCGTTGCCTAACTTATCCCCACCTTGTTGAATAGAAAAGTACTTTCTACCTTTTATTAATTTTCTGAACGTCTCTTTAGAAAAGAGTCTGATAGAGTCTTCGTGGGGTTTTGGATTGACTCCGACAAAACACAACCATTCCCAATCCTTTCCGGCCGAAACATGATTCATCATCCATGAATATGCACGAATCGGGCCTCTGTTCTTTCGGTTTTCTTTCGTCGCAAGAGAGAATTTACATTCCACCTTCACTCCGTTCACAAGCATATCATGGCCCGGATTTAATGGCTTCTCAACTTCACATCCAATCTCAGAGAAATATCGCCGCAAAATTTCTTCTCCTTTAGCGCCCTTTTCTTTGCTGGTTAGCAGATAATGCTCCTCGTAGGGAGTTCCGATCCACGGATTGACTACCTTCTCCTTTTTGTCGTAGACAAAACTTGCACATTCGTCCAGTAAACTATCCATACTTTTCTCCAACTTTCAACAACGCGACAGCCTTTGTCGCTCGATCCAATGTATCTATTCGTTCCTTTTCGAAAAGACGCCGCAGACCTTCGATGTAGTCTGCATACTTTCCATTCAGAATGAATGTGCCATCGGTTTTGGATATGTGCCAATGGTCAAGATAAATTTCCAATTCACTCATAGTAAATTCCTTATGCGATTCCTACAGACTTTAACAAAGCCTTTCGGAGTTTAGGTTCAAACCGATACTCTTTAGTACCCGCACCAATCTGCATATCAATATAGTATGCAGTGTGAAAGTAGTCAGTCATAGAGTCTGACTTATCAAACCAAATAGAACCCTTCATTGCAGATTCCAATTCACTCAAGAAATTCTTCCAAGAACCAGAGAGACCTTCTGCAGTCTGATACCAATACGGATTCACTTGGTAGTATTCATACCCAGTGTTCCAGTGATTGTGTGAGGCCTTCGGAAGACTGAAAGGCCCTGCGTTGATCGTGACCTTCAGAGTTGCAGAACCCTGACCCGAAATCGAACCCTTCATCTTCCACTTCTTGAGAACTCGTTTGATCTCAGGAGCAATCACTTGTTTGGTTTCTTTAGATACATACGCCATGTTGGTTCTTTCCTTAATTGATGTGTATATTATAATCGAATTCGGAGTTAGAGTCAAATCTTTTTTGAAGTTTTTTTAGATTCATTTGATCTAAGAAACTTAGTAATGAGAACGATACTCTATAGATGAGTACTTAAGACGATTCTCTTCGAAACAATTGCAAGTGTACTCAAAGTCATCAATCTGAAAATGATAGAATGGACTCTGAACCAACGTGTAAGTCTCACCAGTAGCCTTCACTAGGAACTTATGGATGATTCGGTCTTCGATCTGAGAACCACAATATCTGTAGTGTTTATTCTCGTACATATTGACTTTTTTGGATTCTGACATATTTGCTACCTAAGAAATTTTTTTTTGAGATTCCCTTTGAGAATTCTCTGAGGATTTTGGGGGCTGCCTCTTATAGACTTTCGTCTTTTATTTTAGGAGTCCCGTAAAAGTAAACCTTCAACCCTCCAGTCTCGGAGGGGCCCATAACACTCAGTACTCTCTGAGAGAGACCAAGTACCTTCCGAACCACTCCATAGCAATCTATAGCATTTTAGCGAAGTGACTCGGAGATCTCCTAGTACTGCCTGGCACATTTAGAGTGGCGCTCCTTTACATTAAGATCCGAACAGGACTTTCTCCGAATCTCCCTAGTACCAACCCTTCTCCATAGGCACCCATACCCTCGTACTAGGTGAGTGTGCCGGTTTTTGTGGAGTAACTTTTTAATTAATTGGAGTTATCCTTAAATGAATACAGAGTTATTATAACAAACACTCAGAGTTTTGTCAAGAACTTTTTTACAAATATCTTTCTAGAATCGGAACTGGACTCCAGTAGAATCCAATAGGACTTCCTTCGATAGTCTCACCACCACCTTCGGTACGAATAGTACACTCAGGAATCCATTGAGACTCACCAGTAGACTCTCCGGCTTCGAACCACCAGACTTTGACTTCTCTCACGGACTCACCAGTTCTCTGGATAGTTGTGGTCTTCACACCAGTCACCATACCATAGTGTGGCTCGATCATCGCACCATAGTTTGCAAAGATTTCTTGTCCGATCATAGTGTTCTCTCTCTAGTTGATGTAGCTATAATACCACAATCTGGGAATAAGTCAAGGCTTTTCGCCAAAATAATTTAAACTATTTCGTAGACTTTATAGTGCTCCTCGGAGCGTCGAGTGATACGGAGTGTGGTAGTGCCCTTGGGGCGATGGGATGCAGGAACATTTTTGACAGTTCTAATCTCACCCAACACCATACCAACAGTAGATGGAAAGTTTTGAATAACTGTTTCATGTGAGAATGTCATAGTAAGTTCCTTAGATTAATTTACAGACTTCACGCCACCAGAGGTCATCTTCCTCTCTATAGTGTTCTTTCCAAGACTCGTTTTCGTAAACAAAGTTCTTCACACCACCACAGGTATTGATTAACCATGCAGCGAACTCAACAGTGTTTCCCGAGCCCTTCAGTTCTCCCTCAGAGAAGAACTGATATCTTGGTGCGTCTTCGATAGGATTAATGCCTATCTCATCAATAAGATGTCCTGACATTGCTATACTGCCACTCCTTCACGTTCATGGATAGAGAACTGAACCAGTCTCTTAACGATCTTGAGTTCCTCTAGAGTCATCTCATCAAAGGCCTCGCCGGTTGCGACAAGCTTGTTTTGATTGTCCGCAATAAACTGCATTGCACAGGATTGCTTGACTCCGAACCCTTCGAAGATTCGTAGGAGTTGACGCTTAGTGGTTTTGGATATGATCATAAAGACCTCTCTGATTAATATATGAGTATTATAGAGTAGTATTGGGCACAAGTCAAGGCTTTATTTCAATTAAATTGTAACAAAGTGTTACAGAGAGTGCTGGTTCGGTGTGTTTTGGGCGGGCCTTCGAGTCTTTTCAGAAAAATATCCGCAGATTTATCCCCACATACGAACCATATGTTTCTGCACTCTAAACGACACTTTTCCCCACAAAGACCCACTCAAAACCACTAAGATTTCTCTCTAAACTACCCAACACACCGGATACACACACCAGTAAGCATTCCCGATTCCTAATAACCATAATATCAGAATCCATAGAGGAAATTGTATCCAAATCTTTCCTCTTGACCACTCTCTGAATCGTATCAAATACGGTGAGAGTTTGTTGAGTATCCACTGACTCACCAACAAACATCCAATAATTGTTTTCCTTTTTTCTCAGCAAGTCTTTTTTGGTAAGGTAGTATTAATTGACCTACTGGCTTTCCTACCTTATTACCCTTTTCTTTATTGCAGGGTTTACAAGATATCACAATATTGCCTCTATCAAATGCTAGTTCTGGAAAATATTTTCTAGGAAGAACGTGTTCTAAATCCCTCTCAACATTTTCTCCATAGACTCCACAATATGTACATGACAGGAACTCCAGATCAAGAGGATGCACATCACCATAGTCATCGAAATCATGTATGCGATGATTATACTCACTCCAATGATCCCACAAAGCACAACTATATAAATCACTCCAGATCTCTCGAGCTTCTATATCCCACCTTACCCTTTCATCAACACCATCTACATAAAATGCATAATCTAATCTACTCACCGATCATCCTCATACAGTTTTGAGTATTGTCCATTAGACAGTGTATCGAAGTCCTGTATATCATTCGAAAGTTCTTTAAAAAGTTTATTTGCAATGCCTGTTATCTCATACCCATCTCGACGGGCAAGATCATCACTCCATCTCCCCTTCTCTAAGAGAAAGTCTCTCGCAGCACTACATCCTTCTGGAGTGTATTCGAACTTACTCATAGTCCTAACATTCTCATAATGTCCTTGGGAGACGTATTGATAGACCCACCTTCGCGTAGATGAGTTTCCAATTGCTCAAAATAGAACGCAGCGTCATTCTCTCCGCGCAACTCTAAGGTGTCCTTGACGTAACTAAAGAACTGTGTGAGTGTCATTAGATTCACTGAGTCTTGTCTTACTCCAGCGTCATGTGTCTTTGCGTTTCTTTGCATAGTGTTTTCCTTAAAAATAGCCGCGTTACCGCCGTTTGTCTCTAAGATCCTACAAGGTATACTATCAGAGATATGAGAATGATGATTATAGCGATAATATCCAACTCTTGGTGGAATTTCATGAGATTAAAATTTCTTCTTCGAATAACACCCGCAGATGAGGTAAATTCCGTGTTGCTTGCATATTTTCTGAGATCGAGGATGACAATGCACATCATCAGGGCCGAACTGTTCGTAGTACGACTTATTTCTCGGTTCGCTGAGATGTTGTTTGAGACCAGCGCACCCAACCATATTATATATCACCACCAATAATATTAGAATTCTCATAGTGCGTTAGCGGCCTCCTCAAGTGGATTGGTTGAAGTTGTTTCAAAGACCGATTCATAAAGATCAGAGAATTCATCAAAGGACTGTTGTTCCTCACCATAGTTTTGTTTATAGTAAGTCCGTCCTAGTTTACGAAGAGTCTTTTTGTTGATCTCTTCCTCTTTGGCTAGTTTCTCAATAATCTCTTTTATGAGATCACGTTCCGCATCAATACGCAAAAGTGAATTAGCAATCTCAGTGATTGCACCCTTGATCTTAACTTCCCGATTCTTATCCATTAACCAATCCTTTCATATTTTTGAGACACTTTATAAAGTGTGTAGTAAATAGTCAATTCATCACCCGCACTAATAGGCTTTATTGTGAAGAGTTGACGTTCCATGTCTGTAGAGCATTCGATAATAACTGCATTAGGATTTTCATTGTGATTAATGAATCCACCTAACGGAGTCCTTACCCAGTCTCCACGGTATTGGATATGTGTTGTGCCGATATAAAGCGCAGCATCTATATCCTCGGTTGCAAAAAGTCCTAGTCCATGAATTGCACTAGACTTAATAGTAAGTTCCTTCGGAAGAGGTAAATAAGTTTCCTTTCGTTCACTCATCTGTTTCATCTTCGTCCATGAAGGACATATCTTTCATGTCCGCCCAATTAGGCATATCCTCCAACATTGCTGCAATTTCGGGATCGCAGAAAGTGAGAGTGGTTGGGCCTAACTCACAGACGGACTGAAGAACTTTAATGAAATCCAAATCCTGAGCGTGAAATCCAACGGTGACTGATCCGTCATTGAGATTGTCGGACGATGACTCAGTTGCTTCTGCACAGAGAATTCCAATTTCATCAGGAGAATTTGCTTGTTCGCGGTCAACCCACACGGTCTTCGTTCCCGCAAAGCAAATAGTCACAGGGACTTTTCCCTTCTCATCCTCTAACACCTCTCCAGAACTAAGGTCTACTACCTGTCCCATTTATTTTCCTTAACTTGGTTGTATTGCGGTCATCTCATCTTCAAGACCAAGAAACTCAGCAGCAGTCTCAAGTGCTTTCAGAGTTCTGTTCTCAAGTTCTTCTGGTGATCCTCGTAACTGACTTGCACGAGCCTTACCAACACCGAATTGATCTTTGGAATTGTCTCCAGCGAGATCAATAGCGTTTGCACCACCATTATTGTAGATGTCATAGAACAGATTCTGAGCCAGACGCCATTCCTCTAACTCAGGAATATCACTCGCACCAGAAGGAGGCAGTTCTTTATTCACTGCTTCGACTAGATCATCTAGAGTGTGAGTATCCCAAAAGATTGATTCAAACTTGTTAATCTTTTGTTCCCAAAGTGGTAGTTTACGTGCCATAATCTTTCCTCTTGTATCTCTTCCTAGAACCCAATACCCCATTAGACCACTAATGACAGTCTAACAGGCTCTTCGAACATTCCGGACACTTCTGCGTATCGACGGACTGAATGGTTGCGTTCTGATTCTAATGCGTTGAGAGAAATCTCAGCGGTCATGCCATCAATCAAACCTTCGGTCACAAAGTCAGCTAACCACTCTGCGTGAGGAACTAACTTGCATTTGCGTTGTCGGATATGTCCAATGCGGTCAAAGTACATATACTCGTAGAAGGCATGACGAATCTGTTCTGAAGGAACACCAGTGTAAGTACCGGATTCGGTTAAGGTGACTTCTGTCTCTCCAATTACCATATTTATCTCTCGATTTTTGATTCTCTTATAGTATAGGGGATTAGGCGGCGTTTGTCAAGACATTTCTTTGTATTTTTTTCAGTCTTGATGAAACAGATTTAATTTCAATTCCTTCAGATTTTGGAGTTGATGGAATCAATATAGTTTCTTCGGTCTCATTGAATCCATAGTAGAGGTGCCCTTTGCCGGATACTTTTTTGACCTTAACTGTCAATCCAGCAAGTTTTATTTGTTTCTTGATTTCATTGTGCCATTTTCTCATGAGACTGCTTCCAAAAGTTCCTTGGAAGCTCCATACCGCTCGGGGTGACGCAACTTTCGTAGTGCTTTTGCCTCAATCTGGTGGATTCTGTCTCTGGTGACATCAAATTGTTTGCCGACCTCTTCTAAGGTATGGTCAGAGTTCATCCCAATCCCAAACCGCATCTTCAAGGTCATTATTTCCCTCTTCGTCAAAGTCTTCAACATTCGTTCAACTTCTGAAGAGATTTGCTCCTTCACCAAAGATTCTTCTGGGGTTGGGGTTGATGATTCTAAAGTTGAACCATAAAACTCGTATTCCTCCAGAGAGACAAATTCCTCCCTCTCAGACTCCAAGTAGTCGTAAGATTCAAACTCTAATTTTGAACGGTAGTTTTCCTGCGAACCGTATTGTACGTTCCAAATCTTTGCGGGCATTTAAATTCTCAATTAACTAAACAATATGAGAATTATACTATGGTTTTAAGATTAATGCAAGGCTTTTTAGCAATTAATTTGTAACAAATTGTTACAGAGAAATAGGAATTAGATAATGTACTATCAAATATGCCGTTGCGAGGGCGAATCCGACTAATACAGCAGGAAGAATGAATATCCATGCAGGATTAAAATCCATTCTGTTCCAATAATCTTCCTTCTGCCATTTTTGTATTCTTTCTTGATCGGCGGTTTCAGTTGGTTTCTGCATATCTTAGGTTCACTTCGCTGTGGTTTGCCTCATCTGATCTTACATTGATGATGAGATCTGATAATTTTGCATCGGAATCCATTCCATAATACTCAATTGCGAGTTTTGGTGCTGGAATGTTCTCCACTTCTCCGGTTTCTACCATTCTCAGGTATTCTGTATAACTTTTTACTGCTTCTTCTTCAAAATAGTGTATCATTTTATGTGCGGTCTTGGGAAAGATCACATATAACACAAAATAAAACATCCAGAAAGTTCCTTGTGTGAGTAACACCAAAAGTCTCTCAAATAGATTTGGTTTAGTTATCTCAATAAAGAACATCAAATGCATTCTTTCATTCTCTGCCTCTGCAAGAAGTTCTCTTATCATGGGCCCATATCCGGTCTTCATTTGTCGCAAACTGCGTAAATGAACCCACATTCCTGCAACCATGCCCGGCACACCAGCAATTGTCTCTAAAACTACTGCTCTATGACCATATCTCTTCGCAAAAAAGGTGTCTGCGACAAGGCGAAAGAACCTAGTCATAGACATTGCGAACCAATTTGATATTTTATCCATTTGCTGCTTTTTGTTTTGGTCTAGAAATCAACATAGATCGAATCTTTCCGATTGCTCTAGTTGGGTTAAGTCCTTTAGGACAGACACTGACGCAGTTCATAATACCTCGACAGCGAAATACACTAAATGGGTCATCTAATGCGTCTAATCTTTCATCTGTCGCTGTATCTCTAGTATCAGCGAGGAATCGGTAACTTGCAAGTAATCCTGCTGGGCCGATGAATTTATCTGGATTCCACCAATAAGAAGGACAGCTTGTAGAACAACAAGCGCACAATATACACTCATAGAGTCCATCCAATTTTTCTCTATCTTCTGGTGATTGTAACCTCTCCTGTTTCGGGGGAGGCTCTTTGTTAATAAGGTAGGGTGTAACTTTTTCATATTGTTCGTAAAATTGTGTCATATCTATCACAAGATCACGGATAACAGGCAAACCCGGCAATGGTCTTAATACCAGTTTATTCCGTTTTACTACTTGCGACAAAGGAGTTATACAGGCAAGTCCGTTCTTGCCGTTCATGTTTAGACCATCAGAACCGCATACACCTTCCCTACAACTTCTTCTATAGGTTATAGTAGAGTCCTTTTCCTTTAACATATGTAAAAGATCAAGTACAAATATGTCTTTCTCTGGTCTTTCGAACTCAAAGTCTTCCATATATGGAACTTCATCTTTATCGGGATTGAATCTGTATAAACTTACTTTCATTAATAACCGTACACGTTTAGTTCTAATTTTGCTTCATCTGACATCATGGTAAGATCCCAAGGCGGATCGAATACTAATTCTACGTCTACCTTTTCCACTCCATGAGCCATTAATGCTGCACTCTTAACCCATTCTGGCATTTCTCCGGCAACCGGACAACCAGCACTAGTCAGAGTCATTACTATATGTACCGCTGATGCTACTTGAAATATGTTTATTTCGTATATAAGACCAAGATCATAAATGTTGACAGGAATCTCAGGATCGTAAACCATTTTCATACAGGCAACGATGTCAGATTCTTGTATCTCTGGTCGAGATATAGTTTCCATTTAACCTCTGAGTTCTTTTTTCAACTTTTCGGGCATTAGATCTGGATTATCTTCGAAAAAATGCGGTTGTCTTGGAACATCGTTTATGTCTCTAATACAAAAAGATGTACAAATGTCTGGATCTTTTGGTTCTACTGGATAACTTGATATAATAAAACCAACACTTATGATAACAAAAGCCATAATAATTACAATTGTTATCTCTTTGCCTTCTCTAAAATTCCACCAATAAGACAGTTTTTCCATTATAATATCCTCTTATAAGAAATTATAATTATTTATATCTTATGCTTCGATCTCCAAATTCCATCTGCAAGCATTTTTGGTTTTATCTCTGGTCTTAAATGCACGATCCGCAAGATATTCGGTGTTCCATTTCTCAAACCACTTTGGTCTATCTCTCTCAGCGTCTTTAAACACTCCATATGTCATAAATATCGCGAAGAGAAATCCAATGTGACCATACACCAGTGGTATCACATTGGCCCATCCAGCAATTAATCCACAGAAAGTCAGTGTCCATAAAAGAGACAGAGCAATCATGAAGTACATCTGGAGACTTACATCTCTGATATAGCTTATGGGATTATATTTTAGATTCATAATACTATCCCAAGAGTAGTAAAACCAAATTAACGCATTTTTCATTTCTTTATATTCCTACAAATTAATTATTGGAACTATAATGCACTAGCAAAATAGAACAACGGTATAATAATATACAATCCCCAAATCATTCTCTCAATTTTAGCGAGAGATTTTTCCATTTTTATTAAATGTATATCTTCGGGATATTCCATACTATGTCCAATATTGTAACACTATTTAGGTGAGTTGTCCAACTTTTTAGGATCTAAAAGTTGACTATAACTTGACCGCAAGAAGGACAAGAATTGATAATTGCACTAAAATTACTACCAACAATTCAATGCCTAGAATTGTGTGATACCATACCCATCTAGTTTTGTACGCATTGTCAATTGAGAGAGACTTATCATCCTCTTCTTCTGTTGTTTGTTTGCCCCATAAGGTATTTGTGATATCTTTTAGTTTCATTAGTCTCTCTTATAACACTGACATTCTCTTGGTGGCCCAATACAAGCAGTAATGGTTCCTCTTGGACATTTGACTTCGGATTGTCGTTTTGTTTTAGTTTCTGTTAGAACTTCAGATACTGAAGGATTATTTGTGGCACAACCAGATACTGATACAAATAATAAAAAGAATGTTAATGTTTTCATCAATTGAGTATTCCTAAGACCCAGTTCTCTGCTGTGTCTTCTGCATACTGTTCAGACTTGTCATAAAGTTCTACTATTCTCACTACAACATCATTTTCACATAAGTCTACATAAAATCCAGATGCATTCTTTCGAACCCGAGCAGTTCTTTCGATTCCTTCTTCACCAAAATACTCAGACAATAACATAATCAATTCTCCATTTTTTCATATAATTCATCAAATCCGCATATAGTGCAGAAAACTTTCATGTGGTCATCGAACTCAAATATATCAGATAATGTATTTGATAGTGATTTTTGATCTACTATCGCACCATCATATAATCTGGCCATAACCGCAAGGAAGGCATCTTCTCGTTCTTCATCTGATGCACTTTGCCACCAGTCTTCAGATCTATTCTGAAGTTCCTTAGAATGCTTCTCCATATCTCTTTTAAATCTGGTTATTTTCTGTTTGAGTCGTCTCTTATCCAAATTTGGCTCCAGAGTTTACCTTTTTATCACTCTTCTTTCTAAAATAGTCCAATGGATTTTTTCTTTCAGCAATGCTAAAGGCAACAATAAAAATAAAAATGATAGAACCAATGCTAACCCCAGCAAATAAAAAGATGCCGATCCAGTTAATTTCAACCCCTTCCATAAATTATCTACTCCATGCACAAATGCAGATATTATAATCTGTACAAGTGTTGTCATTTTGACGCATCAGTCGCAAGAGAAGCAACAGATACTATTTCTTCTGGTTCTATTCTAGATGCTGCAAGATTATCTAGGACATCATCCACACATTCACCACAACAATCATCTGTTCCGCAATTGTTATGTTCGTCAGAGTCCGGAAATTCTACTAATACAAATTTGCCCTTTTCTACTCTACAAATTATTCCTCTTGGGCCCCAGCGTGTAATAAGTCTGCCTCCGGCAACGAAATTGCCATTTCTGAATTCTTTGTTGTCAGATTCTTGGCGCGAGTATCTATAATCTCCTTCGTCATCCCTGACCATAGGTATTTCAAAATCCATTAAATCGTCTAGATCAGTGACCATCAAACCTTCGGTTTCTGGACTAATAAACAGGCCAAAATATCTTGATAAACCCTTAACTTTTCTTCTTCGATAGAATACATCCACCGGAACATTGGGGACGGAAAAATCAGTGGTACAAACGTACAATACTTTTGCGCCATCTTTCTCCAAATAGTAATCGCAAATCATTTGCGTATCGAATACAGGATCGTGAATAACTTTACTTTTCATTTTTCACCTTCTTATACATTTCATTTTCAGATCCAAACCAAGTCTTTATGAGTTGTTGTTTTAGTTCTGAAGTAGGAATCTTATTCGGATTCTCTACTATATATAAGTGTGAAGGTCTTAGTGCTATGGAATGGTTGTGCAATTCTTCTTTGGTCAATCTAAACCTTGCACCAGTAGGTTCATCTGTGTAAACCCACCTATTACGTCTTTTTTCTATCATTATCTACCTTATCAAAATATGTTTGTGGGCCCGAAGACCCACAAACATAAAATCATATTTTAGAAAGTATACGAGATACTCACTGCGGCGTCATCCCAGAATTGGTCAGATCTAACTGTAGATCTTACCAAAAGAGATACATCAACATTATCAGTCAAAGACTTAGATAGTGTAACTCCTTTATGGTCTGTGCCATCTCCAAATTGTCCATATTGTACTGCTACATCTACTACAGAAATGCCAGGCAAGACTGTACTTACTGAGAAGTAGTCCAAATCCGACAGTGAACGATCACGATTTCTGTAATATTCAACATCAAGTGCTCTGTACGAGGCAGTTACAAAAACTTCCTCAGAGGCATCATAACTGTGGTCATACATATATCGAACCATCCCCACGCCTACAGATATTTCTTCTGACAAAGAAACTCCGTATCCGCCGTATAGATCGTATTCATATGACGCATCGTCACCAAAATCAACTTGGCTTCCCCACACACCGACATAGAATCCTCCTTGAGAGATTTCTGTGCCAGCACTTAATGCTGGGTTACCTGAGTTTTGGGATACGCCTCTCCAGAAGTAATCAGACCCAAGTCCGATTGTTGTGGACATTTCCGCTGCGTTGGCTGATACTGAACCGAATAACAATCCAAATAGCACAACTAGTTTTGTTGAGATTTTCATAAGTTTTCTCCTTAGTTTCTCTAGCCGATGTCAAAAGTTTGTCACAATTTTTTACCGACATACTATATATCTCAATTATTTTTCCATTTTCCCTCAATTCTTCTTTAATCGGGGGGCGTTTCTTGGAATGTGTCTTTGGTGATTGAGTAAAAGTTCGGTTCCGGATTACCCCAACGGTCAAATATGATTATTTTCCTGTCATATAATGACTGTAAAGTCCACTCAGCTCCGCGTTGTAGTCCAGTTTTGTAGGATGTGTATGCAACGCCTACCAATGCAAATCCGATTGCTAGGTACATTTCCATCACTCTTCCTCTTCTGTTTCTACATACTCCGCGTCAACTATTTCATCTTCAGAAGTTTCTGGCGTGACGTATGTAGAGTTATAATTCTCTCGTACCCTATCTTCTGCCTCTTGCTTGCGGTTGCCAGCAAATAACTCTGCGATTTGTTGATCAGTAAATCCAGCATCATATAATGCTTGCATTCCTCGCAATTGTTCTTTCAGACCTTTCCTTTCGGTCAGGCGTTCAATTCGCATCTTTCGTAAGACAACTTTGCGCCTACGAGTTTCTTTGAGACTTCTCTTCGCATTTGCGATATGTCGAGTCCGTTGATCAGCATTCATTCGTTTCATTATTGACCTCCTTCTACACTAGAATCCAATTCATCAAAAGAACTAGCAGCAAGCATCTCTGCGTTGCCCTGTCCACCATTCAATGCCATGTTAAGTCTGGCATCATTATATCGAAGAAGAACATATACACGATAACGTGGGCCTTCTTGTATAATTTCGGTTCTATCTACAGTGTAACCGGATACAACTGTATCAGCGATTAAGTTCTTAGATGTTCTCTCGATATTGGTAATGAGATTGACATTCTCTACAGAATTGCCTACTGTAGATTGGTATGATTTAGTCTGTGATCGCAATTTGCCGTTAAGACGATCCGCAAGAGTTCTCTTTGCGTTCATAGTTGCAACATCAAGAGACATCTGCAAATCAGGACTGGTCGCCGTACCAGCAGAATAGACTAGAATCTCATCTTTCGGCAATTCGATATACCACTTAGGAATATTTTTCATCACCGTCTTAGTAGACTTGACTGCCTGTTTATAGTTTGCCTTTGCGACTTTTGCGGAGTTACTAGCACAACCGCCAAGTACAAAGAGTGATACAGCCGCCGCTGCAAGGACTTTGCGTGACATCATTATATTTCCTCAAGTTTATTAATGATTCTGTCTCTCAGACCTGTCTCTACAAACCTATCTTTGGTTGCTTGATATAAGTCTGAACCTATGTTTGGGTAATATGATGACATCACCATACCCATAACAAATCCTATTAATAGTTTTTTCATAATTACCTACAGTAGTAGACTCCGTTGTAATCTTTACGACAGGACATACGACCAGTATCCTCTACGGTATAATTAGCCGCGATAGTTTGTGTATTCTTACACATCATATCTGTATTAGACGTTATAAATTCTAGAGAGTTTTCTCTCATTACCTGTTCTTTTGCCCTGTAGAGTGCTCGACTACACGCATCCTCTTCTGACATATCTGTATTAAATGCATACTCGCCATCAGCCCAATGCCATTCATCCTTCAATTTTATCTTCGCAGATACATGACACAATCTAAGGTCATCTATATAAGCTTTGACTGACTTCTTAACCATAGATACCGACTGTATTCTATTCTCATAGAATGTATTGACGTTATTCTCGTAGTCACAGTAAGATTCTTGTGATTGTGCGATAGCGGGCACTAGAAGTGCTGTAAGTATTATCTTTTTCATGTTATACATGATACTAGATTTAAACTAATATGTCAAGTACTTTCTGTCGGAATGGTTTTTTGTGGGTATTGATATCCGTAGTATAGACGTTAAATCTATACTTTCTTATCCTATCGGACATCATATAAACTGGATTAACTGGCGGAACTGTCATTTATCTTAGAGTGTTTGAGTTCAGTTGATAGTTGATGAAGATCATCAATCGCAAAATTGACATTGTATGCCTCTTTACCCTTCATAAGTAAATCTTTAATTTGTTGGGCCTTACTTGCCACTGCATCAAGTTTAGCATAGAATTGTTCTATATCTCTTTCCATATTATACCCTCAACTGTATTTTGTTTCTTCTAATGGCGTCCAATAGAAGCATAAGGACTCTCATCCGTCGTTCGTCGGACAACTCCACAACAGAAGTTTGTTGTGATAGCAGTCTTCTCAGAGTCACGATATCATCATCGCTGGGCATTTTTGTTCTTCTTGAGTTGTTCTACTACCCGATTCCAGTACTCATTTGCCCAAGTACCCTCTTTGGACTGCATCGCAATACGCAATGCAGTGTTGATTCTTCGATTGTAAATTGCATCAGACATCATTTATTCTCCAAATGAATATAAAGAGTTTTGACTGCGCCGACGATTGCGACTTGTTGTTTTATAATTTCTGATGTGCTAAACTTGACTTCCTCAAGTGCAACCATATCCCGAAGCAACTCATGTTGTCTCTTAATATCATCTATCAACTTACTCGACTTTTCAAGATTCGCTATCTGACTCATGAACATCTCCCACTATATCAATATTATCTGTAGGCTCTACTATATCCTGTGGATTATAAACAACTTTTGCTGTATAGTCTAGCCCGTCTTCCCTACCCTTTTCTTTCTCAAGTAGTTCTATTTTTTTCTGCTGCAACCAAAGGAGTCTCAACAGATCTTCTTTACTCATATCCATAATAACATATACCATACCAAATAAACGAGGATTTGTCAATTATTTATGCGTTTTTTTATAAATAGTGTGAGGTATGCAAAGATAAAGAGAAAATTATGGAAGCATTTTTAATATTTGCAAAGGATGTGGGCGCACCAATCGCCGGGGCTCTGGTAATGGGTGTTTTCATTATGCTAGTACTGAAACAATTGATGGACGGAATTATTTCTACTTTGGGAACTTTAACTAGTTTTGCGGAATCGCTTGAAAATAGAGCGAGAGTGATGAGTAATGAAATATTGAAGATTGATTTATTAGTGAGTAGCGCACTGGAACTAAAACCAGATATAGATAGAGTTGCTAGGGCAGAAAATTTCATAGAGGATGAGAAACTCGACGTAAGGAGAGATTAACATTTTTTAGGAGATTGATCGTGGATAATGATTTAATTAAATGCCACGGATGTAAGTTCAGAGGAACTGTCTTGCAAATGACGTTTATATGGAATCGAACTCTTTGTGGTAAATGTGCCACAAAAAAACTGATGTATGGGAAAGAAGCAAACAGGCTTAGATAACGGATAGATTTATGGATATGAAGATGTTGTCTACTGCTGTATCAGATTTTGGGTTTCCCATAATCATGGCAGTAGGAATGGGATATTTTGTTTACTATGTGTGGTGGTTTATCAATAATAAGATAAATGTCGCACTAGGAACAATGCACAAGGCGTTGATTAGGGTTATTGACCAAACTAGAATGATGGATCAAGACCTTATTCGATTACAACAGAAGGTAAATGTAGTCTTAGAATATCGCGAAAAAGAGGCGATAATCGAAGACCAGAAAGAGAAACAAGCTCTAGAAATATTAGAAGAAAAAGGTAAATAATTTCTAGAGATAGAGGGAGTTTGGTATGAATACTGCACTATTTAAAATGGTGTTGATTTTAATTGTCGGATTTTTGACACTTCCGGTTTCTGCACCAGTACATGGAGATGAAATTGTACATCAGTTCAAATCTCCATCGTTTTCTGGTAGAGGAACTGGTTCGCACTATCTAACAATAGAGAACCAACAGTTTAGTAGAAAACAGGAAATAGAAGAATCTCTAGAAGCAGCCAAAAGGTCGGCAGAAAGAGAGGCAGATAATACTACCCTCGCTAAGTTTATAAGAAACTTAGAAAGTAGAATCTACGCACAATTATCCAAACAATTAGTGGATAATATGTTCAGTAACGAAGAAGGTACTAACTTTGGTACATTTGCGTTAGAAGGGAATATAGTCACATACGAAGTAGTCGAAAGCGAAGACGGCGATGTGATTAAAATGACCATCGTAGATGAAGATGGAACAGAAACTGTCATAGAAATACCTATAGGCACTGGAGGTTTCTAATGAAGATAACGGCATTACTCATAATGTCCATTCTTCTGATGGGATGTTCTAGTCTTCCTCTTTTTACCAAAGAGGGATTGGGGTGTAAGTTGGCCCCCTTCAAGAATCAAGAAGGGGAATGGCGAAAGATGGATTTTCTGGAGTGCGTGGAGGAACCGGAAGTTGTTAAACTTCCTAGTTATCAGAAGCTTCTGAACTTGCCTCCAGCAGAGAAAATGCCTATTGTCGCAGTATATAACTTCGCAGACAAGACAGGACAAAGAAAGAGACAGGATAATGTCGCATCTTTCTCGACAGCGGTTACTCAGGGCGCAACAGAGATGTTAATAGATGCGCTTAAAACTGCAGGGAAGGGTAGATGGTTTCGGGTTGTAGAGAGAAATGGTATAGATCATCTGGTAAGAGAAAGACAGATAATACTCTCTACAAGAAAAAAACATCAGACAGAAGATAGTCCAAAGGCAAATATACAACCATTGTTATTTGCTGGAATGATAATAGAGGGAGGTATTATAGGCTACGATACCAACATAGAAACTGGAGGTAAGGGAGCAAGATACTTAGGAATAGGATTTACGAGACAATACAGGAGAGACTCTGTAGTGATAAGTCTAAGGGCAGTTAGCACACTCACAGGAGAGGTATTGTTGAATGTACAAAGTCGAAAGACTATACTATCAGTGGGTGGAGGCGTTGATGTGTTCAAATTTATAGACATGGACACCAAACTGGTAGAGTTGGAAGATGGTGTATCAGAAAATGAGAGTGTTACCTATGCGACAAGAACCGCAATAGAAGCAGCAGTCTTAGAGATGATATATCAGGGTAACGACAGAGGATTTTGGAAGATAGAGGGCAGAACTCCATCTTCTGAATACGACAGAGAGGAAGAAAGCAATGCTTAATAAAATTAACAAAATGTTATTTTTTGTTATGGCTATATTATTGCCGTCGAGTGTGTTCGGCGCAGCAGCGACAGATAACGAAATCTGGATACAACAATCAGGTAATACATTTATTGCTACGTTTGACCAGTTTGGTTACGGAAACAAAGTCGGAGGTACATTGTCTAGTGGAGTAGTCGCAACAGATATGTTGATTACCGCTGCCACATTGACGATGAATATAGACCAAGTTGGTAACAACAACGACTTATTCGGGCCAATTATCCTAGATACGTCTACGATAGACCTTAAGTGGACAGGTAACACCAACACTTGGGACTGGAATATCGGAGCAGGCAGCAACGATGCGGATGATATGGATATGGATGTCGATATTACATCAAGTAATAGTGACATGGACTTAGACATAGCAGGATCAGCAGCAGCAAATAACCTAAATTTCGATTTAGATATCACTGGTGGTGATGATAATGATTTTGATGTAGACATAAACTCAGCTAACGCCACATGGGATTGGGATGTTATTGGTGGAAATAACGATTTCACATCAGTCCAATCAGATTCTACTGGTCATTACATGAAGGTTAACTGGACGGGAACTGGAGGAACTGGTAGTTTTACTCAGACTTCTGGAACCTGTAGTGGAATCGCATCATGTAAGGGTTACATCGATCTACAACTAAACTCAAATAGCGCAAATGTTACGATTGTTCAAAAAGATACTGGCGACTAGCGGTATTCTTTGTTGTTTTGGATTCACTATTGGCGACATAACAGAATTCACAGGCGAGACATCTATAAGTAGATCTGCCAACGACTTATCGGTATCTTCCGGTCTGGATATTCTGTTGAATGATGTTGCCGTGACTAATAATGGGCGTATGGCTATCACCTTCCTCGATGAGTCAAACTTGCGTCTCACAGAACATAGTGAAGTGGTCATAGATTCTGTCATCTATGACCCCAATCCAGACAAGTCTAAAATGGTTCTCAACTTTGCACAGGGAACCGCGAGGTTTGCCTCTGGTAAACTTGCATTGATGAATAAATCCAACATACGAATCAATACTCCGGTTGCCACTATTGGTATCAGGGGAACTGACTTCACCACTACTATAGATGAACTAGGTAGATCTCTTATTATTCTACTACCAGACGCAACTGGCGCAGCCTCAGGAGAGATAACAGTCACCAATGAAGCAGGGACAGTAGTCCTAGACGAAGCATTCGAAGCAACATCTGTCGCAACTATATCTAGTCCGCCCGTCCAACCAGTAAAAGTAGAAAACATCACAGTCGCACAAATAGACAATATGTTTATCGTATCTCCGCCAGATGAAATAGAAGAGGCGATAGAAGAAGAACAATCAGATAGTTCGGATTCTAATATACTTGACGTAGATTTCTTGGAATTCAATGAACTTGAGAGAGACTACTTCAAGGACATAGGCGAAACTCTGGACGAATATAGCGAATTAGACATAGATCTTCTTAATGTAGACTTCTTACAAGACCTACTAGTCGTATTAGATATACGAGACCCTCTAAGTCTCAAGAAGAAAACTGGTAGGGTGAACATAGAGGGAACAATGTTGGGATATGACCCTCAAACACAATATAACACCATCGTAGATAAGGCAGCAGGGACTGTATGGTTTTATCGTCAAGTTACTGGCGTCATTAGTTTGAGATTCGAGGCAGATGCTAATTTTGATATATATACTTATACAGACGAACGGCCTTCGATCATCAAACTAGGTGATGGAGGAAATACTATAACAATCCGCCAACAGGGGGGATAAATGGCATTCTATCATAAGATTACAGGAACTCATCTGGGCATATTAGTATTGTTTATATATGCAGTATTGATGTCATGTAATGTTTATGCGGATGACAATAAATTAACCATAGTCCAGAGCGGAAGTGACCTCACATTTACTGTAGACCAAATTGGAAACAATAACGAAATCAAGATGAAAGACGGAAGTTCCTTCTTCACTGGCTCTGACTGGACAATGGCTCTATATCAGAAAAATGTCACTAATCAAAACACCATAAATATTGATGAGTTAAATGGAAATAATAATACTCTTAGATTCGGTCAGGGAGGCTCTCTAACAGATAATACCGACACCTCATTTACATATGATGGAGTCGGAGATGGCGGACATACTGCGTCATTTGAGATACTTGGTAATAGTAATACTGTCGTAGGTTATCAAGAGAGCGATGGAAGTGGATCTCATACATACGATTTACATCTTGCAGGAAACAATAACTCTGTATGGACTGCACAAGAAAGCGATACTAATAAGAGTATAGATCTCACAATATATAACTCAGGGAACACTGCAAGTATAGAACAAACTGGTTCAGCAGCCCACTCTGCAACCATAACATTAGATGGTTCGTATGGAACTAACCTATCATTATCACAACAAGGCACAACTGCACAATCATATACGATATCTCAGTTATGTCAAACCGTATCAGGATGTAGCATCAGCGTAACGCAACAATGAAATTATACCACATTGGAATTACTTTTTTATTATGTATACTGGTTAAAGTTCTCAATCCATACATCTTAGAAGCAACTCAACTCAACTACTTCGACTTACTCCAGAGAAACCATGAAGAGAATAAGTCAGAACAAATCATTCTATTAGACATAGACGAAGAATCCATAAAGAAGAATGGTCGATGGCCGTGGGATCGTGATATCCTCGCAAAAGAAATCAACAAACTACCAGATAATAACCTCATCGCACTGAATGTTCTTCTCTCGGAGAAGGGAAGAGGAACTCAAGATATCTTTCTCGCAGAAGCATTTGCAAGAAAACCAATAGTTGCTGCGACACAGGTTATAGATGATTACGATTTAGAACCACAGATGCATATCGGGACAACTACATTAGGGCCCAGAGATGCAATAGATTTTGTTAAAGATTACAAGGGGATTCTTACTCCTATTCCGGAACTTGCACAATTCATCAATGGATTTGGCGCACTTGCTGCAGAACCGTCCATAGATGGTGTAGTAAGAGAAGTTCCAATCATTGTCGGAGCACAGGGCAAGATATTTCCATCATTTGCATTAGAAACTATAAGAGTAGCAGTGGGAGATATTTCTTACCAGATAAAGACAACTGAAACAGGAATAGAGTGGGTGAGAATTCCTGCCTACAAACCTATCACCACATCAGACAACGGTGCGGTATACAACTCATATTGGAATAAGTTTCAGAGAGTATCAGTATCAGATTTAGGTAATGTGTGGATACCAGAAGGTAGTATCGTAATTATAGGGCCTACATTTGCTGGTTCCAACACGATCAGTACTCCAGTGGGCGCAATGTTCCCTCATGAGGTACAAGCGAACCTCATAGAGACGATTGTAAAGAACACTGTCATCACTAGACCAGATTATTTTGCCCTCTTAGAACTTCTTACAATGGTTCTGATGGGAGGATTATTTGTCCTTCTATTGCGTAAAACTCCTATGTGGTTGAGTGGTGCGGTATTCCTCTTATTGTCTACTGGATCAGTTCTTGGTTCTGGGTATCTATTCAATACCTATTATATGTTATTCAGTCCAGTAATGATACTCTTGGGAAGCATACTGATATTTGGTCATACTGCGTTCATTGAGTTTTATAGACAGTTCAAGTTGCGTCAACAAATTAAGAAACAATTTGAGACATACCTTGACCCAAGACAAGTTGCACTTTTACAGAAGAATCCGGAGTTGCTCAAGTTGGGTGGAGAGAGAAAGGAGATGACATTCCTGTTTATGGACATTTGCGGATTCACTCCTATCTCAGAACACTATAAAAACAACGATGATCCCGAAGGATTGGTGGAGTTGGTCAACGAATTTCTAAATAAAATGACCAACATTATCCTAGACAATGGAGGTACAATAGATAAATATATGGGAGACTGCATAATGGCATTCTGGAATGCTCCATTACCGTGTGAGAACCACGCGGAGCTCGCAGTCAAATCATCCATAGAAATAGAAAAGGAAGTAAATGAACTTAAAAGAGTCTACAAAGAGCGCAATTTGCCTGACATTAATGTTGGCACTGGTATTAACTCCGGTGATTGTATTGTCGGTAACATGGGTAGTGAATCCAGATTTGACTATTCGGTTATTGGAGATGCAGTCAACCTCGCCGCTCGGCTTGAATCCACTGCAGCAAGGGGGGATTTTATAAATTATAAAACAATAGTGTCTGAGTACACAGTTTCGCAACTACCAGATACTTACAATAAGAAATCTATAGGCACAATAAAGGTTAAAGGAAAAGAAGAACCCATCAACATTTATTCCGTATCGTGATCCAGACTCTTTGCGAAGTCTATAAGTTTTTCATTTTCTATCATGTCAATGATCTCTTTGGTCAATTTTATCTCTGCCATGATAATAGATAGTCGTAAATTCAGTTTAGATAATTGTTCATTGTAGTAGATTAATTCTTTATCTTTCCGTTTTTCTGCATTAAAGTCTGCGATAGAAATTATCTTAGATTTTTTTTGCATTTAATACTCCTATTTGTCTTACTAAAGTAATTTATAATTATAAATATTTCTAAACACACCTATACCAACTAATTCGGAGAGAGGATTACATGGGCAATACATTCAGTTCAAGAAACACACTCAAGACAAAGCTACTTGCAGCAATATCAGCATCTACTACTGCAGATCAGATTGTCAAATTGTCTCGTTCAATAGAAAAAGCAAACCTAGACGATGATGCCGATCTAGAGACTGCATTAGATACGAAAGTATCCTCACTTGCAGGATCGGCAGAACCAGAAGATTTAGAAAAACTCGCATTTGGTGTTAAGAAACTCAGAACACCAGAAGGTGCTGGAGTCCCCACATCCACTATGGTTGCAGAAGGTTCTAGTAACCTTTATGTTACTCAGGATAGAGTCAGGGGTTCATTCAGTGCAGCCGGAGACTTATCTTATGATTCCGGAACTGGAGTCTTATCTTATACCGCATTACCAGATGCATTAACAGTTTATGCGACAGTCGCGGATCTCCCAGCAAGTGGAGTTACTGCTGGTGCAAAAGGAATAGTAGAAGAGAACAAAAAACTTTATGTCTTCACTGGTGCGTCTTGGATTGGTGTAGGTCTTGTAGATCAGAAGCCAAGTTTCAATACAAATCCGGATGGTTCTTATTCATTGACTCCTGGCGGTGATACAGTTATCACATTATCTGCTACTGATCCACAAGGAGATCCTATCACATACAGTCACCAAGTAACTGCAGGGGCTTTGGGTGGGACTACAGTTTCACAATCAAGTAATGTCTTCACAATCACAGGAAGTTCTAACACTGCAGATACTGCACCATTTTCAATAACATTTAGTGCATCAGATGGAACTAATGTAACCGCAACAACTCCTTCGGAGTTTACAGTAGTGTTTGGAATGGACTGGACAGGAATCACAAGAACTTGGTTTAAAGACCATGTAACCGGAGTTAGCGATCTTGATGGCCAGAACTGGGGTCAACAAATCGCAGTTATGACCGACTACATCGCAGTCAAGAAACAATGGGGAAATGCGGTATCAGTATTAAATAAATCTGACGGCACTTTCGTAGGCCAAGTTGCTGAACCGAATTCGAGTACTTTCGCGACTGATATAACAGGATCCGGAAATATTCTTGCGGTGGGAGATCCTTATAATAATAAGGTTTATCTATATGACTTCAACGCAGGATTTACTACATCTAGAACAGTAATAGACAAACCAGAAGGGGGCAATAGCGGAGTACCCAAATTCGGATCAAGTGTTTCTATGGACGGAGATTTGTTAGTAATTGGAGCGCACGAGTATTATCATGGAGGTTACAATAAACAGGGAAGAGCCTACGGATATGATGTAAGCGATCCATCAAGTCCTTCGTATAGTTATACTATATATTGTCCACAAAATACGGGTTATCAATATTTTGGAGATATTGTTATCATATCTGGAGATTACATTGCAGTATCATATCCGGGCAATGATCCTTGGTATAACAATACTGGAAGAGCATCAATTCACCATAGAGCAAACGGCAATTTATTCCAATATGCAGAGACTGCTCACTCTTCCCTAAGAAGCACAAATTATCAGGGTGCATATTTTGGTCGTGCCGGCGGCGGCACTGGTCAATCCCCAGAAGTTAATGGTGGCGACGGAACTAGAAGAATGGCATTTTCTGGAGACAGATTAGTCTTGAGTAGTCCCTCAGCGAAAGGAACCGAGGGGGCCGTTGTAGTTTTCGATAGGGTGAGCGGAAATCCCGTAGCAAACATCACCAATCCATCACAAGGAACAAGTGAAGGCTATCGGTTGTATGGAGCGACTGTTGAACTACAAGGAGAAACTCTCTTTGTATCAGACCCAGGCCATTCGCAAGGTGATGGTAGGGTTTATATATTTGATCTTGACGAAAATAATAATGCAACTCTGATTAAAACAATCGAAGCTCCACAAGAATACGGAAGTAAACCAGATGGACAATTCGGAAGTCATATCAAGGCAACAGAAGATTCTGTGTATATATCTTCAAGAAAATACCCTGCGTCTAATGGTGATGTCAACTCTGGTGCAGTGTTTAAGTACAGTTAATTCAAAATAGGAAACAATAATGCCTAATAGTAATTTAGAAAACTCAAAGACTAACATGAAGACTCGTATTAGAAACCGAGTCCAAGCTGGTCAAACTCCAAGAGACTTGGGTAGACTTGCGAAGTCTGCAAGGTTCGTTGGTCTTTTAGATGATGCTGAAGTGGAAACGGATATTGATACTCAAATGACCGCTGCGATTCCTGCTGCATCTGTAGATGAACTTGTGGAAATGTCAGAAGGAATTAAAGAACTCAGAGGTGGTTCTGCAGATATGGGTCAAGTTGCAACAACAGATAACTTGACAGAGGCTGGCAATAAGTTTCTCAAAGCAGCAAACGTACAATCAGAAATAAGTGTTTCTGGGGATTTATCCTATGACAATGGTGTGGTTTCATATACCGCTCCTACTGCGGCTGCACTTCAAGTTGTCGCAACAGTCGGAGATTTACCACTAAGCGCAACTGCAGGAACGCAAGCAGTAGTTACTGCGAACAATAACTTGTATATTAGAACTGCAGATGGTTGGTATGCTGTTGCATTGATTAACACTGCACCAACAATATCAGGAAACACCGCAACATATGAACTTGCGACTGATGGAACTCCCACAGTTATTACAATGACCGCTACAGATCCAGAAAACGATCCAGTAACATTCTCGCATTCAGTAACTTCTGGTTCATTGAATGGAACCACAGTGACACAGAATGACAATGTGTTCACAGTGACTCCCCATGCATCGCAACCAGCAACATTCGAATTAGCATTCTCTGCAGATGACTCAGTGAATGTCGCGACAAGTTCTGCATCTAGTTTTACATTAGTTTTCGTAGTCCCAAAGATCGTTGTTGGTTCAAGTAAAGACGATGATAACGGAAACGACTCCGGAGCCGTTTATATCTATGACATAGATGGAACTAATGAAATCAAAATCGGCGCAAGTGATGCTGCAGCGGGAGATGAGTTTGGTCACTCAGTTACAGTTGGAGATAACAAGATCGTTGTGGGCGCACACAAAAGAAACTTTACTAGAGGAGCCGTTTATGTTTATGACATGGATGGAACTAATGAAATCAAGATCACTACAAGTGATCAAGTCCAAAGTAGTTTTGGTCACTGCGTTGCAGTGGGAGACAATAAGGTCGCTGTTGGTGGATATGGGTATAATGTCGGCGGAAGCTGGCGCGGCCGCGCATATATTTACGACTTAGATGGTTCTAACGAAGTCATACTACAAGCGAGTGACACAGCAGATGACGATTATTTTGGATGGTCGATTGCAGTTGGTCACAATAAGGTCGCTGTTGGGGCCCTTCATGATGATGACAATGCAAACGGTTCCGGTTCAGTTTATGTCTATGATCTTGATGGAACTAATGAAATCAAGATTACTGCAAGTGATGCCCAAGCGAATGACAGGTTTGGAGAAGCACTTGCAATTGGAAATAACAAGATCGTTGTTGGTGTGCCATATGAAGACGATCCGGATTGGCAATCCGGAGCCGTTTATGTTTATGACATGGATGGAACTAATGAACTTAAGATCTCTTCTAGTGATATTGAGAATGACGATAGGTTTGGTACTTCAGTTGCAGTCGGAAATAACAAGATCGTTGTGGGCGCACCTCATGAGAGAGGTAGCGCTTTTTATGGTGGATCCGTGTACGTTTACGATTTAGATGGAACTAACGAGATTAAGATCATGGGCAGTGATACTGCGGACAGTGATCAGTTTGGTAGCTATGTTGCAATTCACGATAGTAAGATTGTTGTTGGTACGAAGTATACCAGCACTACTTACGTTTACGACTTAGATGGTTCTAACGAAGTCAAGATTTCAGTTGACGGCCGTGCTGTTTCAATGGGTTAATATCAAATAATAGGAAACAATAATGTCTAATACTAATTTAGAAAACTCAAAGACTAACATGAAGACTCGTATTAGAAACCGAGTCGGTGTTAGCACATCTCCAAGAGATCTAGGAAGACTCGCTAAGTCTGCTAGATTTGTTGGTCTTGTCGATGATGCAGATGTAGAAACAGACTTAGACACTCAAATGGCTGCTGCAATTCCTAGTGCATCTATAGATGATCTAGTAGAAATTGCCGATGGTATTAATGAACTGAGAGACAGAGCAGGAAATATGGGCGGAGTTTCTTCTGCAGATCATCTGACAGAAGGCGGAAATAAATTCCTAAACGCAAATAGTGTTCAGCCCGCATTAAGTGTCTCTGGAGATTTGTCCTATAATGACGGCGTAGTTTCATATTCTACTCCGACATCAGCTGCACTACAAGTTGTTGCGACAGTGGGGGATTTGCCTGCTGGTGCGAGTGCTGGGGATCAAGCGGTTGTCCAATCAAACAATAACTTATACATCAAAACTGCAGACGGTTGGTATGCGGTCGCATTAATCAACACTGCACCAACAATATCAGGAAACAATGCAACATATGAACTTGCGACTGATGGGACGCCTACAGTTATCACAATGACCGCTACAGATCCAGAGAATGATCCAGTAACATTTTCACATTCAGTGACTTCTGGTGCATTAAACGGAACTACAGTTGAACAGAATAATAACGTATTCACAATTACACCACACGCATCTAATCCCGCAACATTTACTCTTGCGTTTTCTGCAGATGACTCTGTTAATGTCGCAACAAGTTCTGCATCTAGTTTTACATTAGTTTTCGTAGTAGTACCCAATTGGTCTGGTTTGGATAACACTCCAGAGATTCAAATCCCAAATTGGGAAAGTGGCCAGGGAGTTGGGGATAATATCGTCCTTGCTGGTGATATTTTGATCGCTAGTACTGCTCCAACAGGAACACATCCAACTACCATTGTTGCATTTGACATATCAGACACTTCCGGTCACGGCGGATCCGCGTTACAATATGGATCTGCGAATGTATTGTGGTCAAGTAGTGCAACCAATAGTTTGGCATCTTATAGCAATCAAGCGGATGCAACCGAAACTATGTATGTCGGGAAAAAAGGAGTTTCGGGAGTGCCGGTATTAAATCCTGCTAACGGCAATTTGTATGGATATATTGATGAATCTAATCACGATGTCTACACAACTCAAGTAAAGGGAAATAAAATTTTAACAATGGCAAACTTCAACTGGTGGTTGTTTGAAGTAACTTCTCTCTCTCCATTTGCATACACAACTCTAGCGACAGGTTCCGGTGGCGGGCAACCATTCTGGCACACATCATCTCATAACGCCCATCCGTATGGATATGACGGAGAGTTATCTGATACTGTTGTGGCTCTTGTAGGTTTCAACGATACTTGGGGCGGTCAACCACAAAACGAAAATGGGGCCCCAGAAGAAAGAGCGAATGGTAGAGTGCATCTATTTGACCATTCTGGATCTTTCTTATCAGTACTAACATCGCCGGACGCGCCGGAGGCGAATAGAGAAAACGCATTCGGCGGATATGCTATGAATGGTGCGGGTGGAGTTCAGATTGTCGGAACTACTATGTTTATCGGCGAGGTCGGTAATCATAACAGCACAGTCAACCCTACTGGTTCTGTTCATGTATACGATATAAGCAATCCATCTAGTCCCTCATTAACTCAAACAATAACCCCGGCATCACTCGGCATTACTGGTACAGTCCGATTTTTCGGTGGAGGAATGAGCTCTAGTAATAATGCTCTAGCAATTGGTTATAATGCCGGAGGTGGGAACGACAGATACGCGATTTTAAATATTTCGGATGTCGCTAACCCATCGTTAGAAAATGTAATACATGGCCCGCAGGGCGGAAGAGTAAACATGAAAATCTCAGAAAATAGTTCTGGAATCGGAACTTTTGCTGCTCAGTATGCAGTAGCTTCCCACAGAATTGATGTTTTTAGAACAATTTAATTTAAAATAGGAAATAATAATGTCAGATTCAAATTTAGATCCTTCAATAACCTCAGTAACCAATAGAGCGGTAGCAGTTGCCTCTACTGCAAATCCGAGAGAGTTATTGAATATATCTAGGATTGGCCCTAGTCTGGAACAAACCGAAAATGCCAACCTAGAAATAACTCTCAACGCGAGGGCACAAGATCTCGCACCGACTGCGACTGCAAATGAGTTGCGAAGTTTGGGTATGGCAATCGGTAACTTACTAGAACCTCAGAACACAGATCTTTTGATGGATTGGAGAGAAGGTTTTGTTCCAGATCAAAGATTTTCGGACGGTAAATTTCTAAGAACTTCTGGAAGTCATCAAAAGAGTTGGGGTGGAGTCACAACAACCACACTGGACGAATTAGAACTAACCTCTGTCGCTACTGGAGAATCACTGGTATATAATAGTGCCAGCGGAAAGTTTGAGAACTCATCAAATACATTTGCAATCACAGTATACGCAGCAGAAGCAGATTTGCCGGCCGCACCGATAACTGGAAGTCTTGGATATGTAACTGCAACTTCCGAAGTCTATTATTTTAACGGAAGTCTCTGGACAATTGTTCAAGATGTCTTCTCTGGTATCTACAGAGGAAATTGGCAAACAAATGTTCTTAATAACTTCGCAAGCAACCATTACCCATTCGCTAATTCTGGAACCATTATGATGGTTGATGGAACTGAAGCAACTGGAGGAACAACTGTTGGTGGAGACGTTGATACAACCTCTAGATGGGCTTCTAGTGTCCAAAATAACTTCGCAAGCAACCATTACCCATTCGCTAATTCTGGAACCATTATAATGGTTGATGGAACTCAATCGACTGGAGGAACAACTGTTGGTGGATCAGTAGATACAACCTCTAGATGGGCTTCTAATATCCAACAGAACTTTGCAAACAACCATTACCCATTCGCTAATTCTGGAACCATTATGATGGTTGATGGAACTGAAGCAACTGGAGGAACAACTGTTGGTGGATCAGTAGATACAACCTCTAGATGGGCAGCATCACACGCAGGAAATAGTATTCATAATAACTTTGGAAACAGCCATTACCCATTCGCTAATTCTGGAACCATTATAATGGTTGATGGAACTGAAGCAACTGGTGGAACAACTGCTGGTGGATCAGTAGACACAAACAATAGATGGACAAGTGGAAACGATAAGGTCTATAACCTTTATAACAATAATGGAGTACCTTCTTGGAATACCGGAAATACAGTATTAGAAATTAGTGGAACTGATGTTACTACTGGAACTGGAGCTACAACATCTAATGTGTACGCTCTCGTTAGCGCATACGGAGAAGATACTCCATCGACAAATGATGGTGCGGCATACATATACGATATCGCTAATCCTACCGCTGCGCCGACAAGAGTTCCGAATCCAACTCTAGCAACTAAAGACAATGTGGCACAACAGTTTGGACAAAATTTTGCAGTAGAACCAAATGGAACTAGATTCGCAGTTGGAGCATATGGCGAATATGTCACACCAGCAGCAGGAGAAGATAGTAGAGAAGGAGCAGTGTTCATCTACGACTACGCAAATCTTTCTGCAGAACCTGTCGCAATTCTCCCCCCAGCATCAGTGCCAGGCGGAAGATTTGTTACAGGTGGGATAATATGGGTAGGAGATCAATTGATTATATCAAACCCATCACATCACGGTGGTAGTGCGGGCGGTTATCAATCGCATGGGGCTATCATGATTTATGACACCACAGACCTCTCTGCTGCGCCAACTATCATGACAGGTACGATTGGAGTTCCAGAAAGGTTCGGGCAGCAAATCGCAGTAGAAGACGGCAAATTGTTTGTAACTGATTATTTGAATGCAGCGGATGGTCACGCAGATTCATACACAGGCAGACTCCGAGCATATAATCTTTCCGATCTCAACGAGGCACCACAAGACCTAACTCCTAGTGAGGTAGTTGGTAGTTCTTATAGTTTCGCAGTTCAATTGATGGCGAAAGATGGTTATGTAGTATTAGGAGCACAAGGAAAAAATGCAATCTATGTATATGATGTATCAAACCTTTCTGCTGAACCTACGAAATTGACTCCGTTAAGTGGAGTAGGAAGATACCTTGGAGGATTGAGATCCACAATCGGAGGCGGAAAACTCTTTGTAGGTAACGATCAAGCTCCGGCAGCAAATGGTGCGGTAAATGGAGGAAGATTAGAAGTCTACGACTTGAGCAACTTAGCAGGAGGAGTTCAGACCACAATTTCTGCTCCGGATGCAGAGGAGCAGGAAAGTTGGGCGAATTGTTGGGCATACGGAGACACTCTGATATTCTCTGGATATGGAGATACAGAAAACGGACAATTATATTCTGGTGCATATTACATATACGATATATCAGACCTTACCGCTGCACCTACTAAGGTACTCAATCCAACACCAGATCAGGTAGATTCATTTGCGTTTCAAGTTGCATATCTTCCCATTACATCAACAAGTAGTGTAGTTGGTGGATCAATAGATACAAACAATAGATGGTCAAGTGGAAACTCTAAGGTCTATAATCTCTATTATGGCCATGGAGTGCCTTCTTGGAATACATCATCAACAGTAATAGATGAATAGATAAAAAAATGATAAATAGTAAAAAAAGTTCATTCAATTCACAGGGAGAATAAGAATGCCAGAGATATCAGCATCAGTACCGTTTAGTGGAGGTACAATACAAGACAGTACTATGAACAGCGATTCTATGTACAAATCCTATGCATATACTTGGTTAGGCGGTTCAAATGATAAATTGTGCATCTCAGTAAGATTGCAAAAAGATCCAAGTTTTGCAATTATTGATACATATGAAGTCGGAGATTTTCGCACCGAATCGCAGAGTGGAGTAAGTGTAGATACCTTATTGAAATCTAAAATTTATGACTTCGCCGGCGCAGACTCATTTACTGCGAATAGTGCTACAGGGAGTTATGGTCTAGATGAAAGAATCATTAGAATGTGCAGAATTAATAGCACTACTGCACTTCTTAAGATTCCGTATGACGAAGCGTACTCCGATTACATAGTTCTAGAAGTAGATCAATCTACTGGAGAGGTCACTCCGTATGTCTTTGACGGAAGTAGTGCTGCTACCGGAACATCATACGGGATATACAGTTATCGAGGTTCAAACAGCAATAAACCCAGTGTAGGGGCTCAAATGATGATGCAACCAGTAGAAGATAATGTGATTGTAACTTACGAACAATATAATAGGACAAGTCTATGTCAAAAAGTATGGGATCCATCTGCAAAGACATTAACCTCTACAATTGTCGCTGCAAATAACAGCAACTATGCAGACATAGATAATTTCAAAACCGCATATCCAATACAAAACGGAGAAGGTGGAGAGGAGGCCTCCAGTCGATATTATCAAATAGGAGATACCAATCAAAGCAACCCAAGATATATTTCTTCTGTCGAGGGAAGAGACGGAAAATGGTATTTCAGAGAAACTCAAAACACTGGAAACAGTTATAACGATGTACAATATCCACAAGATGTTGCATTTGTCTATATTCCTAGTTCTATGGGAGGCGATCTTGCAACTTCTGGAGTTTCTCAATCTTGGGGATTTGCTGCTGGATTCGGCAATCTTGACTCAGTTAATGTAACTGGAGGTCAACAATGGTCAAACAATGATAAACAATATGGTTCTTTGACTAATAATATGGGAAGAACTGGAGTATTCTTACCTCTCAATGTAGTTCCAGCAACCAATGCGGGCAAACCGGCAACATTTCCAACATTTTACATGAAATCTTGGATAGAGGTAGGTTTTAACCGCTGCAAGGTTATCACTAATGGTGTTCAAGGACTAGAAGTATTGTATGACCCTTCAGACAGTTCTACTGGGTCTAATGCAAAAACTCGACAAGCCATGTGGTTGAATTCGAATCATTTCTTTGTGTATAGCGCTTCAAGCGGAAGTAGCAGTAATTGGACTGGTGCAGGAAGTAATTATCACAGAATCACGGTAGTTCAGTATGTTGACGAACAATACTTGGTTAGAGAATTACAATCTGATATGGGAAGTCAGTCATATGGATCATTCAGTGGCATGGCTAATCAGTTCCAGCAGTTAGACGAAGGAACCATAATAAGTAATGCATTTGAAGAATTCAAGGCTGTTTTCGCGGCAGCGGTATAGTTATAGTTTAAAAAAGTATAAATAGTTGAGATAAAAAAACCCGCTAATTTAATTCACAGGGAGAATAAAAAAATGGCAGATATAGCAGTATCAATACCCCACGGTGGGGGTACAATTAGAACTGAAAATAACTTGAGAAATGACAACATTGACCACGCTTTTGCACATTCTTGGTTAGGCGGAACAGCAACCACTGGGCCAGACAACAACCTCTTTATTTCGGTCAGACTACAACAAGATCCAGACTTTGCAGTCATAGATCTATTCACTCAAAATTTGAGAAACACTTCGCAGGGAAAATCTCTAAAGCGTTCTAGAATTTATTCTTTGGGTGGTAACGCATTTAATACTAATACTAATAATTTTAGTGAAAGAATGATAAACATTACAAGAGTAAATAGTACGACTGCGTTATTAAAAATTCCTCATAGTACGTCTAAGTCTACTTATTATGTACTAGAAGTAAATGAATCTACTTACGACATAAGTGTCTACACCTTCGAAGAATCTAATGGAGGGTTATACGACTATTCGAATACTTCGGCTTATTATCCGTATAGCGCTTGTCATTTATTTATGAAAAATGTCGAAGACAATGTAATCGTGACTGGAGATCAGGATGGGAATAGCAATTACTTTCTCCATCAAAGAGTATGGGATTCGACAGCAAAGACACTGACTTCAAAAAGAGTTGCGAGTGCTGACGGCAGTGGTTTAGATATCAGCAACTTCAGTGGCCAAAAAAGATTTCCGAGATATGGATCTTCTAACACAGGGAATTCATCAGATGATTTTCGGAATGATTATTGTCGAGTTGGGAATACCAATGGAAGTCAGCCTGTTTATATAAATTGTGTAGAAGGAAGAGATGGAAAAATTCACTTCAGATCAACCGAGAATGGTACTAGTAATTATAATGTATATTACCCCGAGAATTTTGCTTTAACTTATATTCCTACTTCTATGGGAGGCGATCTTGCAACTTCCGGATACTCACAATCTTGGGGCATCACTGGAGGATTTTTAGACTATAATAGTTACCAGTACGGATCTTTGACCAGCAATCAAGGAAGATATGGAATATTTTTACCAATTGAAGTTGTTGAAAGTGGTGATACTTCTAAAGATACTAACTTTCCATGTTTCTATATGAAATCTTTTGTGGAAATTGGAGGATACAATTTTAAAGTTCATGTAGATGGAACTGCGGGCACTGAAATGAACTACACTACCTCTCAGGTAGGAAATAGCAGTTGGGCAGCAAAACAGGCTACATGGTTAGACTCTAATCACTTTTTTGTTCACTCCAATACCAGTTTTAGTAGCTATTGGGCGGGCCGAGGGAGCTCTTATCAAAGATGGTATGTCAACCAATATATCGATGAATCTTATAGCGAAAATCAAGGTTATGGCCAGTTCTCCGGCAACGACTACAATAACATGGCGTCTAATGCAGGAAATCAGTGGACAAAGGTTGATGATTACACGTTGACTTGTCAAGGATTCAACCATTTATTGAATATTTGGGCTCCAGAGTAACCAAAACTTTCTGAATATCATGGGAATCAGAGTCCGGATGCAAATCCGGACTCTTATGATACTTAAAAATAGGAATCAAGAATGTCAGATACAAATTTAGACCCCTCAATCTCAGCACTCTCAACAAGAGCAACTGAAGTTGCTGCATCAGCAAGTGCAAGAGAACTTCTTAATCTTTCTAGAATTGCTCCTAGTTTGGAACAATCAGAGAATGCTGGATTGGAAGTTGCAATTAACTCAAGAGCAGCTGGTCTCGCTCCATCTGCAACTGCGACTGAACTAAAGAGTATTGGTAAGGCAATCGGCAATGTTCTAGAACCAGACACATTTGTTGCTGGTGCATTCATTCCTGCTCAATTAGATCAGAGTGGAAAGTTTTTAAGTACTAGTGGAACCTCTAAGAACTGGGGTGGTGTATCCGTATCCGGACTATCAGAAGTTAATATTAGTTCTATTGCGAATGACGAAACACTAGTATATAACCATGTCTCAAGTCAATTCGAAAACTCATCTCAAGTATTTAATATCCCACAATACGCTCAAACTGCAGATCTCCCTGCCAGTGCAACTTCTGGTGCCACTGCGTTTGATGCGTCTACTGCAGAACTTAAATACTGGGATGGAACAGAATGGAAAGTTGCAGCAGTTGTTGCAGCTGGGGGCGGAGCTCCTACATCGTCAATAGATTTTGGTGGGACATCATATATCCTTACGTCCGATTATTCTGGCGCACAATTCAATACAGGAGATTTTACCGCAGAATGTTGGGTTAAACTAAATTCACTTCCATCTGGAGGATCTCCAATATCAGGAATTTTTGGAAAAAGAACCGGAGCAGGCGGATATTGGAGAGTCGCCGTTCATACAGACGGTACTATTTCATACCAAACAGATGAAAATGGATCTTCCGCAAAAATATCTTCTGCTGCAGTTTCTTTAAATTCTTGGCATCATGTTGCGATATCAAGATCATCAGGGACAGTTACCATATACTTGGACGGCGTTGCACAAGATTCTCGCGCAGACACCGACAACCTAGACTATGCGGGGCAAGGAATTTCGATAGGTGCTCTAGAGGGAACTTTCTTATTAGATGGTTATGTTTCAGATGTCAGACTTGTCAAAGGTACAGCAGTCTATACACAAAACTTCTCTGTACCAACTGCAGCACTGGCAGATGTCGCAGGAACATCACTACTAATATCTAGCAGTAACACCACAGATATCGTTGATGCGTCTTCGTTTAATCGAACTATATACTTCGGTGGCCCGGGTGCTAATGCTTCTCTCGTTACAGACAGTCCATATCCAGCACCCTCTGGTGGTGGTTCTGGTTCTGTAGTATTTTCTCCTGCATATCAATCAGAAGATA